TTACATCACCGGGTTTTCATCAAAACCTGCTTTACTGATGATGTGAGTTACCACTCCTATCAGCTCAACATCCGCTAGCATATCCCCTTCAATAGCTTCTCCGTCCTCCGTAATGAGTGAGCCGCCAATAAATCTGGCGAATTGCTGCACGCCGCAATATGAGATAAGTAAAACCGCCGTTGCTAAAGGTGCTGATGAACGCTCAACTACGGCGACTCCGCGTTGCGTCTCAACGAATGTTGCATGCTGGCTTATGCCAGTTGCTTCGTAAATAGGTTGTTGTTGAAGCATAACCCCTCCCACCAATACTGTTTTTATATACAGTAGTTTTTATGGTGAAGGAGATCAAGACAGGCTTCGTCTATTGATGAATGTCACTGATGCAACGCAATGCTTCTTAAGAATTTGCTGGGAAATATTTGTAAATCGTCTTTACCCCAACCCCAATCACATCAGCCACCTGCTGCCGGGTGGCACCAGCGATTAACATTTCTTCCGCCCGGTTGATGATAGTGCGGGTCATTATTTTCCGCCGACCGCCGATCCTGCCACGTTCGCGAGCTGCGGCCAGACCTGCGCGAGTTCGTTCGATGTTTAGCTCTCTCTCCATTTCAGCCAATGCGCCCATAACATGGAAGACAAACCGGCCAGCTGGCGTTCCGGTATCAAAACTGTCTGTGAGACTACGAAAGTAAATCCCCTTCTCCTGCAGTTCCCCCACCAGCTTAATCAGGTCCCACATTCGACGGCCAAGTCTGTCGAGTTTCCATACCACCAGAGTATCCCCTTTTTTTAGGCGTTTTAATGCCCTCTTTAAACCCGGTCTCTTCGTGTTTTTACCACTCGATTTATCGTCAAAAATCAGCTCACATTCTGCACGAATTAGTGCATTTTTCTGTAAATCGAGGTTTTGGTCTACCGTTGAGACCCTCGCATAGCCAATCAGCACTCTCTAACTCCTTGAAATAGCTGATTGTAAAAAGCTCCTGACTTTCGCTCAAACCCTCGTTTGGGCGAAGCCTCTTTTTGGAGCAAAAAACATGGCCTTTAACCCGCCGCTGGGATCGACCAACGCCGATGTTTTTATGGGCAACGTTCAACGTCTGGATGAACTGGTTAACGGACCCGCTGCCGACGTTCCCGACCGCGCCGGCGACCCGCTTTATTCATGGCGTGGCATCCATCAGAACCTTATTCCTCTGAGCCGCCAGTATATGACGCTGGCTGACGCGCAGGCTGACATCGCGAACATCCCCGAGGGCAGAGCAACGTATTACCGGAGCCCTGATGATAGTGCGCTGGCTATTGAAGTTATCAACAACGGCGGGACGCTGAGCACGACCGGCAGAATTATGCAGTCCAGAGCGTATACAGACAGTGTTTTCGCCCCGCTCAGTGATGCTGTTAATGCTAATTTTAACTCCCTGGTAGCTGTCCTGACGGAAAATATGGCGCTCAAAGAAACTGTGGCTGCTACCAGGCAATTAAGTTCTGATAAAAACTCAGTTCTGCTGTTTAAATCAGGATCGCTGGTTTTCGGCGGCAATGCTCCTGCATTGATATCTTCCGTCTCTGATGATAACCAGACGATATTTTCTCGCAAAATTTATCCAGGGGAATCATACGCAAACGGGGTGTGGAGAACGCCGTACCGGGATTATACGTTCAAAGCGTCCCCGGATGAAATTAGCTCGGTGACCATCGGTGATACCGTCACTATTATTGTCATGTTGTCCGCGTTGACGCCTGATGCCTGGTTCGACGGAGCATCCAACACAGTATTCAGTGACGAATTTACTACAATGTCGCAGGGGGCGCAGGCTGGCGCATCAGTAAACTCTGTGGCGGGTGGTGATGGCGGTACCGTTCGTTTTGGTCTTCTGAATTCCAATATTACCGAAGCCGGGTATGAACTAACTACCGCTGGAGTTACTGGTTACTTCGCCAATACGTTTAACAATATAGCCGTCCATTACCGGGCTGTTGCCCCGTCGTTGTATATTGATACCAAAATTTCCGGCGTATTTAACGGCCTGGCGACTGTAACTATCGAGTCTCCCGCTACAGCGGAGATTGAGCAGTATACCTATCCTGAGGCGGAGGTTATGGCTCCGGCAACGCTCGTCGGCACCTATAACGCGGATTTAAAAAACATCACTGCTGTGGATATGACCGGCGTCCCATCGGAAATCGCAATCCAGTTTTCACCAGGTGAGGTTTTAACCCATGCAGCTCTACGCCTGACGGATGAAAACGGGATCGAGTATCCGTGTCAATTTGCGGGCGATATGGATGCTAACCTGCGTCGTGATTCTGATATCTCCCGGTATGTCGATGCATCGTTTAATACCGGGAAAATTGTTTTCTTTGCCGAGCTGCCAGCTAACGCAACCCGTCGATTCCGCCTGGAGACGTACGGTACCAGAGGGAAAACTGCTACTGAGTGGAATTACCCTAAACTGCGTAAAAATGTGGCCCTGGACCGCTGGGAAATTACTGTAGGGGAATTTACCTGGCAATTTCGGACGGATACCGGGGCGGTGGACGCTGTGCTGAAAGGTGACGCGTCGATCGGAGTGCAAACACTGCGCAGGATTGTTGCAGTGACTGATGGGGCTGCAGTAGAAAACACTGACATTATCAGCGCGTCGCTTGCTCTAATTAATACCGGGCCAGTGTTTGCGGAGGTTGAGCAGACGGTTTATCACGCTGGGCAAGGTGGCGTGCAGGCCGGGGATATCAAGAGCGTTTCCCGATATCGCCTGTTTAATAATGGTGCGCTCTATATCTACAACGTGTTTCGTGCAGAGCGTGAAATTCCGGCAAATAACCTGTATGGAGTTCGTCTTGATGTGCAACTGAGTGGTGGTGCTGATGCCACGTACAGCATTCACACTGGCGCCTCAATCGCCACTAATGTACCGTTCGAGGGGCATAATACCTGGAGTCTCGTCAATGAGTTTGTCATGGGCGACACTGTGCGTGACACTATTTCAAACGAGAACACATGGGGTTGCGTCCGTCCGTACACCGCAACAATGTTGCAGCAGGGCACCGCGCTCAGGTCGCGCACAGGGTGGCTTTTCACTGCACTGGATAACCGCAACCTGCTGGAATATGTCACGCCGAAAAACTGGACATGGCCAGCAGGGCATTGGTTATTTCCGTATTCAGTTGGGGATGCGGAGAGCACAATCAGTAACCGAGTATTAAACCGCCCGTGCGGAGTGTTTTATCGCGGCACACCTACTCATGTTTTGCGCCAGCGGATTTACCAGCAGTTAGAACGGCTCATGGATGGGGTGTTTGAGTTATATACCAATCCCGATAACGGTCAGGTTTCTGCCACGGATTACAGCGGTTATCGGTATCCGCAGGTATACGGTTTATACGATGCCCTGCGCAAGGGAGAGGATTTTGATACCCGCTATGGGTATTTCAAAGCGTTTATTACTGACAAAATTGGCTCGTACAGCAACGCCGGGAACGCGTATTTATCCGGGGCGTGGACGCTACAATTTTCGGGACGCATGTGCTTTGCCGCGGTGGAGATGTATTACCGCTACGCGCAGAAAATAAATAACACAACGGTGATGGATGACCTGAAAATATTTATTGTGAGCGCGTGCGACGGGTTGGCTCAGAAAATTGAGACAAGCGGTGCGGCTCCGCTGGGAGGGAACGAGAATAACAAAGGCGGTGGCAACTCAAACATGGACGCATACCGCATGCTGGCGATCGGGATTTATGCCGGGATTGATACAGCCGGTCGTTATCAGGCTGCGATAAACACCATCGTCAACATGATGAAAACTAACTCATATGCGACGCACGCGTACCCGACACTGATGGATACGTTTGATAGCTATCCGTTCCTCAATCGCTGGTTGTCGTATGAGGCCCAGGGCTATTACACGTACCTGAGGGCGTGCCGGCTGCTGAATATCACGCCCGAGTTCGATAACAGCAACTACCTGATGCGGGGTATGCAGGGGAACGGGACAGTTGATTACCTCAGATTCATTCGCGCAGAGGACCGGCGCGGGTTCTGCGAAACGCCTGGCGCTGCGGCTATCGGCCTGCTGATGCACGGCGGTGTATCTGGCATAAACGCGGCCGCACTGCTGCTTGATAAATTCGAACGGGATTGGTCGATGGACCCCATCGCGCAGCCGCACTTGTGCGATTTCCGGCAGCTGACAACACCATTGACTACCGCATACGAGGGTTTCGAGCACGTTGTGAATCAGTTCGCGCTGATCCTTCTAGATAGAAAGATCGGATAGATGCTTGCCATGGACGGCAAAATTATCAGGCGGTTTCGGCAGCCTGGAAATTTGATAGGAGCAACCTCTCTTGATCTGCCTCTCGGATGAATCCCACCCGGTAACTCTTGTATTCTATTACATGGTGAAGTGCGAAATGACCATGCGATAATGCTCAATTGGTTCATAAAAAAATCCCCCCGGGCAGGCACACCCAGGGGGTAAGAACTTCATGACATTATTGCTGTGTGCAGCTTTACACAATAACTTTATACATCAAAAAATAATTTCTTTGCGATAAAAATATATCTGATCAGAGTTGTTTCTTGCTGATTCTGGAATGCTGTATCTCCAGTCTTATGCTGATATTGTCTATCGGCCATGTAATCCAACAACCTCAAGGGCAAGACGGTAGGCTTTGTGAGCGTCGTCGGGCTGCTTCTCCATTTCAGAAATTATAGTTTTCAATATGTTATCTTTATTTATCGTTTTTCCGCTTGATATCAGCAACACAAGACATTCGCCAAGTGCGCGGATTGCATTCCGGTTGTATTCCTCTCTGTCGAAATGAGAGATACCGATAGCCTTAAAATTTACATCCATAACCATAAATTACCTGTGGACAATGCTTTTTGCTTTATAACTGATGAGGTGTTTCTAGCTCAATTTAAATTATTTGCAATGTAATACCAATCTCGCTGCAATTTAAGACCATTACCCTCGATATAATTAATTTTAAATCATGGATTTATGACACATAAGTTTCCCCATTTTCATGAAAGGAAGTTTTTTTTGCTGTTTTTATTTAGCACCCCTGCCAAATAAAGTAGTCTTTAGCGAGATTTTTAATAATTCTATTTGCCCGGTAACCGTATGCAAGAGTTACCGTGTGGGATTCATCCGAGAGGCAGACCAAGGGAGGCTGCGCCTATCACTTTTCATGACAGGCGCAAAGTGCTGAAAGTTAAATGCTCAAGCCCTTATCGTTACAGCGCACCTTAGCAGCCTGATAGGCTGATTCAAGGTCTGCCGCGCTCAATGTGCGGTTATAGAGTCCGAACTCAGAGTATTTGAATACCACGTTGCTCTGGTACGTCGTGTAACCGTAGTTCCCCAGCGCAAGCGGGCCACCTGCTGGCGTGAATGCGTTGGTGCCGACTATATCGCGGGTATAATCAATCCCACTGGCGGGTTGCACAACCCGGATATGCAGGGTTTTGGCAGCAACATTCAGGCTCATTGAGATAAACGCGTAGCCCTCGGTTGTGACATCTGCGATTTTTGTTGACGTTGCTATTGCGTTAGCCTTGAAGTTTAATCCGTTCTCGGTTTGCACGAAACCGATAGAAGTAAAGTTCCCCATAATCACGCCGACCAGGCCGTCAGTTGCGTTAAACCGACTATTGGGTAGCAGGTTTACAACACACATCATGGTTAAATCACCGATGTTGTCCTGCATGGGGCTGCGGACGGCTTTATTGAGCTGCGCACTTACCTGCAACTGGTGATTGTTGAACGTGTTGCCTGCGTCCATATTGGTCAACGTCTTACCGCCAACCTGAGAAACAAAGCGCTCATTATAAAAATCCCAGTAACCCCACGCCGTGTTGTCCAGGACACCGTAATATTCAATATCCGAAGACGGGATTTGGACGGTTGCGCGTGCAGACTCAACGGGGAGACGAATAAAAAGGTTCATCAGATAGCTCCATTAATGGCGTTAAATTCGAGGTGTGGGCAGAGATAGAACAGAGGCCGGTTTTCACCATCAATAAATTGCGTTTCCGGCGTGGAGTCGCGGAGGTTGCCGCTCGCCCCCATCTGAATATTCAGGCCAGCCCCCAGATAGTCGATACCGTATTTCACAACCACGGATGACAGGGATGATTCACTCGTTTCGATAACGACAGTGTCACCGTTTTCAATGCTGACCGCATTAATAGCCACTTTCGAACCGCCGGAATAAACCGAGAAACCGTAATCCTGCGTGGCCGCCAGGTTTTTCGTGTCGAGGACAAGCGGTGCCTGCGGCACATTGAATTTCACTTTAACCACTCCGCCCACGTATACAGCGGATATCGGGCGTATAAAGCGCGGGCGTATTTTATCGAACATCATTTGCTTATACGCACGACCGTCGTAGCATGCCTTCCATTTGTATCCGAGCGCAGTCATGTGCAGGCCGTCAGCTGCGTGCGGAAACATATAAAGCGGCGTGGAGAAGAAGAACAGGCTGTCTTTTTCTGTAATCAGGTCGAAAAATGCCAGCGCGGTGTTGGTGTTCGTCCTGATATTGGTCGAGTGCTGGTAAACGATATAGGGAACCGGCGTCGTCTGTCCTGTCGTCGCCTGAATATCTGCCTCGGAATCAATCCGTAGTTGACGCAATGTCCCCCGGTAGGCTGAACGTGTTCCATCCTGCGTGCGCCCATCAGAGTTAGACTCTCCCTGCATCCACACAATAGCCTGAATAGCCACATCGCTATTAAACGCATGAACACCGGTAACGTGCGCCATAAATTGCTCATTGTACCAGGCCGTGCCTTTTTTCAGGTCGCCAATTGGCGCGCCTGATTTACCTGCAGAACTGGCAAAAATGACATGCGACGCGGGATCTATTCCGTTCTCGACATATGCTGAAAGGCTCGCGTAGTTTGCAGCGCCAGAGCAAACTGTTTCCCCGCGGTTGGTCCCCCCGTCGGGCGCCGGATTAATAGAGTCCTCAACCAGCGGTTTTGATGCACTGAAATCCTGGGCGTTTAGTCCGCCGCCGCGAGTACCACCGATATATGTCAGATTGCTGAATGGCTGCGTGGTGGACAGTAACGGGATGCCATCTCGCCCGGCAGCCAGAGACTGCCCGTAAACCAGAATCTGGTTAATCAGTCGGGTCAGTGGGGTAAACGGAAGCGGATCGTCAATATAAACAGGAACTGTGCCTGTGAAATCAAGACCTGCCGCAATGACCCGATCAGAGCCTGCGTCATAACCCAGAAGAACTTTATTTTTACTGTCAGTCAGTAGTGGATAAACCGTACTCGTCTTACCTGTAAATTTTTTGGCTGCGTAATCGTCATTCATCGTGCTGTTGCTGACGAGACCAACGCCCTGCATTTCATCATTATTGGCGTCATAACCCAGCATGATTTTGTTCTGTGAGTCAGTAACAACAGGGGTAAGCGATGACCCTGTATACACCCTGGCTCCCGGAACAGCCTGGACTGTTTTACCGATGTTTGATTCTGTTATCAGCCCATTTCCCTGAATTTCATCGGTTACAGGGTCATACCACAGCACCATTTTGTCGCTGTCATCAGCTGCCAGTGGGTACAGGGCTTCACCGGTATAATTCCCCATCCCACCCCTAACGGTACTGACGTCATCCCGAATATCGCTAACCTGCTCCTGAACTACATCCAGCGACTGTTCTGATGGCATTCGGCGCCCGGTCGCCTCCAGCGTCCCGCCGTTGTTGATAACTTCAATAGCCAGCGCATTATCATCAGGGCTGCGGTAATACGTGGTCGAGCCTTCGGGGATATTGGCAATATCCGCCTGAGCATCAGCCAGCGTCATATACTGCTTGCTCAGCGGAATAAGGTTCTGATGAATGCCACGCCACGAATAAAGCGGGTCGCCGGCGCGGTCGGGAACGTCGGCGGCTGGGCCGTTAACCAGTTCATCCAGACGTTGAACGTTGCCCATAAAAACATCGGCGTTGGTCGTTCCCAGCGGCGGATTAAAGGCCATGTTTTTTGCTCCAAAAAGAGGATTCGCCCAAACGAGGGTTTGAGCGAAAGAAAGTTATTTAGGGGAATTGGTGGTTTTAAGAAACGCTGCCGGGGTATGGCGCGTCGTCGTACTGGTAGAAAATGTCGCTGTACTGTCTGGTTGTCACCTGGCAGGTTCCGTCTGCCTGCGGGGCAATCTCCTCAAAAATGGCGTCATAAACACTGCGCGTTGAGCTGCAGAACACCAGCCGTGGTGGCTCAATGCTCGGATCGTCCAGCAGAATTTCATCAAAAGCAGCCTGCCACGGAACGGACAACTGATAATCCCCGACAAAGGTGGCCACCAGCAGCCCGGAGGCAGAACCATCCTGGTAACGCAGAATTGCGCGCGGGTTTTCAAAGGACCAGTCCAGCGGCTCGGAGACGGTAAATACCGTTTGACCGCCAGATGTGGCCATATCCATAACCAGGCTACTTACCGTTTTATTTCCCGGAATGTCATCCGTCAGCAGAATGCGATCGCCATACTGATAGACCAGCGCATCCAGTTCTGTTGTCGTGTTATGACCCAGCCGCTGATAGAGGTACTTCATCAGGCGACGCATGCCGATTTGATAGGCGCGATTCGGGTCAAGCACCCCATCGAGGGTATAACTCTCAATTTTCCTCGGTGTGGGGTTATCCGGAGTCCGGCATTGCACCGTTTCTTCTGACCACGTCGTACCATTGATATAGGTCACGTCAACACCATCGTAATCATCGGCGAACGTCGCCGAGAAGGTGGTCTGTAACTCTTCGGTCATTTCATGCGGGCTGATAATGCCAGACCAGTTTTTAATCCCTTCCCTGCCTACAGATGCGAGCCCGTCACTCAGCAGGAAGTACGATTTCCCCGCCGTGGTGATCTTCTGCAGCATTTCCAGTGCGGAGACACTGTCGCCAGTAGCGAAATCAAAATACTCTCCCCGCGGGGTCCAGTATGTTGCCTCGAGGGTGTTAATGGCTTCGGTGTCCATCGCAAGGCCAAGAGAATTACCGACATGATACAGCGCGCTGGAGATTCGCCGCGGAGCGCCGGTATCATAAATACGCGTGGCCACAACGTTAACGCGCCGATCAGACTGCGCCGCCAGTTTGCCGCCAGATTCCATCGTCACGGCCATTAACGATACACCGGCATATGATGCAGGGCGGGTCAGTAACCTGCCGCGCAGCGCCTGCCAGTACATAGAGTCCCTGGAGTTTTTACTCCCCTGCTCATTACGCCGCCGGCACCGCACCTCAACCAGACCAGGGGTAGCCAGTTCAAATCGCTCAGTGAACCCCAGGGCATTAATGTTCTTCATCCTGTAACGTCCGGTTTTGCTCACCCAGCCAGAACCAGAACCATATACCCGGTACTGAATTTCATAATCAACGTTACGGTAATTCTTGCCACCGGATTTTCCGAAACCGCAAATGCCGGAAGGGAATGAAAAATTCACTTCAAATGCATTTACCACCTCATTATCCGGGCAGGCGAGAAACGGGCCCATCCAGCTATTGTTGTCGTTAATCCCGGTCGCCTGGTAATCAATCATCGTCCTGGGTGAGTAGCCTGGCCAGGTATTATCAACGGTTCCGTTAACCATTCGCTGTACTGTCGCTGTCGTGCCATCTGCGGATGCAATGCGGTATTCATTTCCCCGGTGCGCCAGCGACAACCGCTGTGTCCCTTCAGGAATGCCGGAAAATGCCGTGCCGCTTCCACTGCCATAAGCAAGAGTGACATTGGCGGTGATCGCCGGGCTGCCGCCGCTGGATGCGGTACCATCGGTAAAAACTGGACTATCCCCGAAAACGGAAACCGGAAGTGATGAGGCGGTAATACTTCCGCCCAGCCACGGACTGGACTTCTCAACGATGCGAACTACCCCGCCATCATCCTGAGCGACCAGGTTCGACCCGGCGATCGCTTCATTGATTGCCGCCAGCAGGCCAGACATATTGCCGTAGTTAGCGATCAGCGAAACGGTGTAAGTAGTCGCCTGCCAGGTCAGGGTAAATGTCTGGCTGCTGGTCGAAAAATCATAGGTTGTTGGGGCTGCACTGCCGCGCAATGCAGCTGCCGATCCCCCCACGCCCGGAACAGCATCCTGCTTTGGCGTGAACGTAGCGATGAAGAGATCATATTCTGCCCCGTTAATTTCCAGCGTAACGGGCATACCGGCATAGGGGTTAATCTCAGTCAGCGTGTCACTGAACAGGACGCTGTAACCCGATGAAGACGAGATCAGGTAGTTAGTCGGCGCGATGATAGTCACCAGCGCACCTTCCACCCAGGACTCAGGCAGAGAATCATCGCCATCATCATCACTCAGCCCGGTGAACGAAACCGACGCTCCCGAAACGGTCATGCTGTCGGCGGTAATATCGGATGAATCCGGTGCCGTCTGCGCCATATCAAGGCCGCTGCCGCTGGACGTTCCGCCCACCTCGGTAGAGTTGAACCAGTTTTCACTGCGGCGATCGCCGGAAACATCCGCTCCCGGCGGATACAGCGTCCAGGAGAATGAATCACCCAGGGCGGAAATAGGCGTCGAACCAATCCTGATATCGCCGTTTGTAAATGCCACATTTCCACGACTCACGCAGATCAACATCTCAACTGTCATTCTGGTTGGGTCATCAGGGTTAAAACGACTGACCGGCTGAACAACATAATCCGGATAAACCCGCGCACGCCCGAATAATTCCCGGATAGGATCGCCCAGTTTGGCCGTATTCGCTTTTGCCGGGTTTAAATCGAGCCCAAGACCATTTGCAGAGGCGTACCCACCACCTTTATCCATGGTTGACATCATATAGATGGAGTACGCAGCAGAAGCCACAGCAACACCAACAGCGATCCAGCCCAGCGTTACTGGGTCAAATGGTACCGGATAGAGCCGGACATCACTGTCCGGATGAATTGTGCAATGTGCCCACGCCTCAGGTGATGCTGTAATACCGTCAATTTCAGCAACGATGGGATGGCTCTCACGCTCACTGTAGCTCTTAACATTACAGGACATCCACTGATGCAGGGTCATTTCCCCGTGCTCATGGGTTTCAAGCGGTTCCCCTTGCAGGCGGGAAGGATAAAGTCTAATTGTCACTTCCAAAACTCCACTCGGACATAACGACGCTTAAAACGGGTCAGTGGTAGAAATGTCACGTTAGTGGCACTTCCACACTCTGCAACCATCAACTCGCCATTTATTTTCACTACAACAGCAACGTGCGTCACCGTCGAACCAGAGTAACAAGCTACTCCTGCACCTTCGCAAGGCTCACAGCGTTCGAGGCGAAGCATTAGTTTTCTCGCCTCGCGGTCAAGCCCGTTATCATCCTTGGTCACTCCGGCAAAATCCGGCCATTCTGGTAACCCAAGGTCGCGGCGTATCTCATTCACGATGCCAAAGCAGTCGAGCTGCGGATACACTCTTCCGCCCTTCAGCCAGGTGACTGAACGGTATTTATCAGGATTGAACATGGAGAAACCTCAATTCATGTAACGCAAAGCGGGAAAATCGTTAAGTGTGTAGCGATATCGCGGCCAGGCAGTATCGAGCACATTCATATAGCCCGCGGTGATTTGCGCCTGCAGTGCCGTCCATGAGCCCGATTTGATAGCAAGCGTATACGGCACGGAAGCCGGGGCATTCAAATCCGTAGAGACATATTGCCTGTAAGTCAGCACTCCATCTTGCTGAGTCGCAAGAGCATCACGAATAGCCGTACTCACCTCTCCGTTAATATTACTGATAGCAAACTGCAAATCCTGTGTACCGTCGCTGTTTCTGGCCGGGATGGCGATATCGATAGCGGAGGCTGAGAAGGTAATAACAGCGCCATTTTCGGTCGTCGCTGTAATATTGTCGTAGCCCTTGCAGAAATAATGCACCGTATCGCCAATGTTAATTTGCAGCGTTTCAATAATGACCTCCGATCCGCTACTGGCATAAAGCCGGTTAAGCACCGTCATGCTTTGGCCACTCCCTGTTTAATGCGATATCAAGCAGTGAACTACCTGCGATCCATTCGGGGTAGTTACCCCACGGCGGAGGCAATAGCGGACGCTCCCATAACTCCAGCGTTGCCGAATACCGCCAGTAGATAGGAGCCACCAGCACTGGCCCCTGATAGATATCCGTAAAACGACATTTGTAGAATTTTATGCCTGCGGGGGTTTGTAACTTCATCATGAACCAGGCCGCACCATCAGAGAGCGCATCGCGGTACCACGATTCAAACGTGAGCCCCTGAACATCGCTCTCCATAAACCAGGATACCGTCGCTTCCGTAGGAGTCGAGGTATAGGCCCTGCGTTGTCTCGCCCGGCCAGTAGTGAGTTGAGTTCGTTTCAAAGGGCTGACTGGCTGGAACCCATAGCCTTCCTGCAGTGGCATTGGGAGATAATCGTGTGGGTAGAGGATATCTGCCATGTTATTCCTTATACCCCCTCACGTAGCGACTCTTTAAAGCGCGGCCAAAATCGCCCTGAGGCATCATGACCTCCTTCGTAAGCTCCCCTTTCAACTGCCTGGAAAGCTGTCTGTTATTCTGGTTGAGCGTAGAATTAAGTTGCTCAGGGGTGACCCCTTGAAGGTTAAACTCTTGGGTAATCGGCGCATGAACAGTGGTTCGCCGGCTGTTGTCGCTGCTAACGTTCTGAACGCCAGTCCCAAACCCCGAACGCCCCAATGTCGCATCAAGCGGCTTTCCGTCCCGTAATGCCTCAAGCTGCGACACGCCGATTCGATTTGTGGACTCCTGATCGAAGACATATTCCCCTTTATGGACAATACCTGCCGGCTGATACTTTCCGCCTGCGCCAGTATATCCACCAGAAGCAAAGCCGACGGCGGCAGCGCTGGAGATGCTGGATGTTATAGATGCCATTAGCCCGACAACTGAAGCCATGGCCGCAATATTAGCGGGGAACGGTAAACCGGCCAGCGCCTGCCCCATTGCCATAGGAAGTTGCAGAGCGGCTTGTGCAATCGCGAATGCTTTCTGAGTAACAAACGCAGCCTTATACATCGCGGATTGTTCACCAAACATCACCCCCATCGAATCGGTGATACTGGAGAAAGAATTTTGCGCTGATTGCATCTGTGCGGCATAAACTGCGGTGCTTAGTGCTAGCTGGTTCTCTTGTCCTTGCTGTTGGAGAGCCAGCAATTGCTGCTGCTTCTGCTGCTCATTCAGTAAAGTACTTTGTGTGATCGCCTGCTGCTGCTGGTTCAGCCAGGTAGCATAATCAGTCTGGGCTTGCTTCAGCTTTTCAATAACCTCAAGCTGCGGATCTATTTGCAGCCCTATCATGTTCAATCCCTGCCCTGACAGGTCACTATTGGTTGCTCCAGACGTCAGCGTACCACCGGCCTTGTTCACACCTGATATAACGGAATCAGGCAGCACTGATTTACCAATCAGGTCGCTCGCCTGCTTCCCTGCAGCCTCCGGCGTCAGTTTCTTCAGCTCAACCATCTTTTGAAGAATTTCGAGGCGTTTTTGCAATGTTTCATTTTGCCGCTCTTCCTTCGGCGCGATTTGCTCCTGCATTTTCCGGTAGTCGTCCAGCACCTTGACTGAGTTTTGCAGCGCTTCCTGCTGCTTATAGGCCTGCAGTATTTCGTCAGAACGGGAAAGAATCGACTTCTGGTCGGCAGTTAGCTGTGTTTTAGACTTGAGGTCTGCGATCTGCTGCTCGAACTTAACCCGTGCCTGTGTAGCGCTACTTAGCTTATCGCTGGCATCCAGCTGGGACTGCATAGCAACAGTCTGCTGGTGTATCTGGTCAAGAAGTCGGGTGGCGGCGTCTTCCGAGTAGGCTTTCCCCTTGCTACCAGCTCTCCCCTTTGGTGATGCCGGATCTTTGTACATTTCGTTAATGCGGGAGATGTTCTTCGCGTACTGTTCAGCAGTAATAGCTCCAGCTTTCAGAAATTCACTCTGTTGTTTGAGCTTCTCGTTACGTATGTCAGCATTAGACAGAAGCTGCTGGTTAACACGATCCGCTTCCTGCTGAGTTTTAATGTGCTTTTGTTCTGCTTTGTCATGTTCTGACAAAATATCATTTAGCGTATCTTCCGCTGTAATTTGCGACTGAATAGCCTCCCGTTGTTTGAGCATCTCCGGAAGGTTACTAAACCGAGCATTTAACCCGTTCCAAAACCCTCCTTCCGCCTGACCTTTCTGCGCCTCGGCAATGTTTTCATTTAAGGTACTTAACTTGTCTTGCAGGGTCTGCTCGCGCCCAATGTTGAGCATCGCATCCCATGCACCTTTGGCTGTTTTCCCCAACGAGTCCCAGGCGCTTTCAAGAAGGCCTAGATTCTGATGAATATCATTTGCACGCTGCTGCATGGTATTGGCGTACGCATCGGTCGCTACGCGTGCCGCCTCTTGCTGATTCCCTTCATCCTGCAAGGCCTTAATCTGGTTGTAGGTTGCCAGAGTTAAAAAATGGTATTGGTCGTTTAGTTTAGTAATGGCCGCAACCGGATCAGCTGCAATATCGTTGAAGTCACTCACAAGTTTTTCAGTGGCTATTCCTGTCGCGTCACTGATTTTTATGACTGCAGTTGTTACACGTTCCAGTGAATCGCCTGCGACTTTTCCAGATGAAACTAACTGATTTAACGTTGAAGCGGCTTTCCCGGTGGTTGAATCAGCAACAGCTCCTGCACGAGCAGCCATATCAGCAAGTTGACCGGAAGTTTTCCCTACCTGATTACCAGTTAATACGAGGGATTTATAAAACTCGTCCTGCTCTTGAGCGCCTTTATAGTAAGCAAGACCAAGAACACCAACAGCTGCGGCAGTAATCGTAAAAGGGTTAACCAACCCCATAACATAGGTACCAACTCCCTTAATAGCTGGCCCAATACCGCCAAACATATCCTTTAACTGTCCACCCTGCTGCATAAGCACCATAAAAGGGGATTGGCCTGTAGAAAGTCCGACTACGATATCCGTCATCTGAGCGGGGATCATGCGCATTGCAAAAGCTGTCTGGGCAGCAGACTGCCCAGTTTTTTTCAAGTCGTCACGAAAGCCGATTAATTTGTTGCGAGTCTCTTCAATTCGCTTTGAATAAAGCTCAAATGTATCTGTATCTACCATCCCTTTCGATTTGAATTTCGCCAAATCCTGTTGTTGTTTGTCCAGCTTATTCAGAGCTGCATTCACCGGGTCAATACGATCGAGAAGTTCAGAAAGAGCCAGCTTTTCTTCATCCGTAGCTTTAGTAACCTTGCCAGCGCTTGAAGCAGCACGGTCTCCGGCCTGAGTCATTTTTACCAGTGCAGTTGCGAGATTATCAGCTTGTTTTTCTGCCCCGGAGCTATCAATGATAATGGCCAGGCGAGATGTTTGTTCAGTCATTTACCTTACTCCGGGCAATAAAAAAACCCCGCGGGAGCGAGGTTTGGTTTTGTTGGTTCCAGAAAGCAGAAACCCGCCGGATGGCGGGCTTTATTCTTATGGGTTAACTCCATATTTAGCTCTAAAATCACCTTCCATTTTTACACAAGCTCTACCTATGAAGCATTATTCATCATCGGCGTTTGATTTTTCCTTGTAAGTTGAGCATCAGTAGTCAATCCCATCCCTTTTGCTCGTTTTTTTCTTTAGCTTCAGGCGAATTACCGCATCCAAGCAATGTCAAAATTCCAAGCACAACCAGAAAAACCTTATTCACGCCCCTACCCCATAGAAAAAAGCCCAAATCATGATTCAGAGTTACTAATTTGTATTAAAGTTTCTCGTGAGCTTAAAGGTAATTGACTGATTATTTGCTTCCATAATATCCAGCACAGCTCCTTTATAACGTATCGTTTTGGACTCAGAAAGATCGTACTCGACCTCATTAGAGAAGGCGGCTCGAGCCATGCCCCCTTGGAACTCTCTATAGCCAATATTAATTTTGTTACCTACCTTTCCATTGTAGATCAGGGTTTGCTGGAAAGAGGATTGTTGCTCGGTCTGGAATTTTACTTTCGTAAATGGCTTGCCTGTATCACACTTAGTTCCACCATAGATCGTAACAATACAAATTTCGCCGTTCTTCATGAGTTGTATGCTTTGCGTTGGATCGTTAACCATGAAACGGTTGGGAACTACTGCACCTGAAGTTCTTTCTACATTGGAGAAAAATTCTGATTTTGAATCCTCTCCAATCTTAACGTAATCCCCTGCCGGGATCGTATAGACACCGATTGAACCGATAACCACAGCTTGATTGAAATGAATTGCATCAATGCTTGCGTCAATTCCCTGTCTAACCATGTCCTCACCGACATAGGTCGTTGTTATAGTATTAAGCGGCGGGATACTAATTTGCCTTGTTTGAGGCACATAATTACGCGCCGGCGTTGTGCATCCTGTTAAAATCACTGCCCCCAATGCTACTGCCAGTATCTTTCTCATGCCATGTTTCCTTTGATTGCAATCGGAAACATCCTAACACATGAATACTGACAGACAATAATATGACTACTTCACTTTTGCCTGTCTTTTCTGCTCCGCTGCCCACTCGTCACGCCACGCATCGTCGAGCGCCAGGATAGCGGCGTCAAACTCGGTGCGGTCAATCAGGATGGTGCGCGATGCCAGATAAAGCTCAATATCATTCAGGGACAAAGGGAGCGGTACTCCGGCCATGCCGGCATATTTCCTGCTGCGCGATATCATGGCATAGGCATTGAGGATCTCCCCTGTTACTGCATCAATTTCTGGCTCAGGAATCGGCGGAAGGTTCAGTTGATCCCGGCGCCATTTTGCCTTATCTCCCCTTTCGCCACCGAACTCCTTTAGCCACGCCTGCGCCTCTAGGGCTTTTTTACGGTTTCCTGAGTCTGCTGCTCCTTACCCTGAGCTATGTTCGCTGCCTCTGCCAGAATCAGCCAATACAACGCTGGATTCTGCTTCAGTAACGCGATGCCAAGTTCGGGTGTATACGCTACAGCCTTCTCAATACCATTCACCAGCTCACCTACTCCCTCCCAGTCTTTCAAAAGGAAGCGCGCGCAGTTATCGATGAGCAGATCATCAATTGAGTCAATTTCACCTACGCTGGCGAGATCGAAAGCGTCAGTACCGACCTGATAGCTCGCGTCCATTTTGTCGATATGGCGCCGCACCAGCGCATTACGTGAGCGGTACTGTGGGTTCTCGCTGCTGGCCACCAGCAGGCGGAGTTTAAACAGTGTTTCTTCTTCCAGTGTGTATTTCTTTTTACGGCCATTAGGCTTTTTAAAAGGGAAAAACCAACGCTCGCCACTCAGATCAAGTCGAGAAGAAATAATCAGCATACAGACTCCATAAAAAGCCCGAACCGCGATGTTCTGCGGAACGGGTCAGTGAAATTAAGGTGCGGTGACAGTGATTTCAGACGTTGCCGTAAAGGTGCGAGCCTTCCCGGTGATCGTGGCGTTCCCGGCAGCATTGCGGGTCACTTTCGCCGTTTTTTGCCCGGTAGAAACTACGCTGGCAATCGCAGGATCAGATGACGTCCACTGGACGATATCTGTTGAATCAGCAGGCGTAAGCGTGGCGGTTAATGTCACCGTAGAGCCGACAGCGCCATTTGAAGTGGCTGGCGCAACACTGATTGCCGTCGCCGGTACTTTTGGCGCGCGGGTAATCGTTGGCGACGTATTGGCGGCCGTGATATCAAGCTGAACCTGTACGATGTCAGTATTCCCGGCGTCCGGCCAGTCGCCAGATATCTGCACTTCAGGGAAGCTGAAGGTATAAGCGCCTTCGGCGTTCTCCAGCGTGAAGGTAAACGGCACCGTTTCTCCGGTGAAGGTTTTTTTATAAATCTCCCAGGCCGCCTTGGACCATGACAGCGTGATCTGGCCTGACGGTGTAAAGGTTGTCGGAATGTTTGCGCCAGCAAATGCTGAGCCGGTACCGATACAACGCTGAGTCTGCATGTTGTTATCAAACTGGATATTAAACGTATCCACACAGAAGCCAGCACCACCCGCTACCCCGTTCAGACTCAGGCCTGTCACTTCCTTAAACGAATAGCGCAGCGCGCCAGCACCATCCACCGGGTTAGTAAAATAGCTGGTATCGTCGGCTTTGGTTTCCCAGTCAAGCCCGGCAAAGGTAATGGTTGCAGTGATGTCGCCATCATTCGGGATTTCAATCTGGAAAGTGGCAACCTGGCAACCGCGGGCAATCTGTGCGATCCCTACGTCATCAGCGTATGAAGAAACTGAAAAAGTAATGCGGTTGTTGCCCATCGTCAGCACATTATCGAGCCAGTCTGCTCCGAAACAGCTCGCCAGAAAATCATCATGCTGATTCCAGCGAAATTTGGTGCCGACATCACCGCCGACATCAATCGTGCCACGCGAAACGCCCTGCGCCATACGGTCACCGCCGATTTCATCGTTATCGTTGGTGTTCTGCGTGGGCATCAGCCCGAAGGACGAACGGCGTAATAGGTTCCAGACACCAGCAGAGGGTGTCTCTCCCGGTGTGGTTTCGCGAATAAACGCGGTTACTACTTTTGCGCCTGAACTCACAGGAGCCTCCTGTTGATTGTGCGCTACAGAGCGCGATAAGGGATTTGAAGATTGAGCTGAGACCAGCCATCGGTTTCACCTGCGGGGATGGCGGATACGGCGAAATAACTCAGCGCTCCGTCGTCCTGAAACCCGAAGAGTTGCGTTAATTTGTCGGCGGCCTGAGTCAGCTGCAGAGTGCCTGAACCAACAGGGACGAAAAGCTGGATGATGAGAACCCCTGTTCGGTGGACAGTCGGGCCCGCTCCAATTTCGTTAGCACCTGCTTGTCCGGGGATGTCAGTAAGACGCGCCCAGATTTTTCGACCGCTGGGATCGAATACAGGACCGTTTGGATAGTCCACCGCATCCTGGGCAATAGCGGTCTGCGTCGTCATTCGTCTGATGACAACGTTTCTTATTTCTGTGAGGGTCATTTGTAGGCCTGAATCACACCATTAAATGAGACGGCATAGACGCCTGTCGGCGCTTGCGTAGAGTGGCCATTCTCCAGCGGTACGGAGTAAGGGAGGTTTGACTGAATGTAAATCACCGAGTAGGCCGGCGCCTGATTGATGATATTTTTCCCGTTGAGGAATGTCATTGTTCCGCGCGGGTCAGGCTCGGATGGTATTGAATGATCTGGTTCTCCAATGCTGACAAAGTGTGACGCCCGGAAAGTTCCTGCGCGATACTCAGCCGGACGCCGGATATCCATGCCATCGTTAACACGTGCTTTCTTTCTGAGACGGCCTGTCTTTGTCAGGTTGGCAGGATCGGCATAAAGAGATTCGTTCCATTCACCTACCGCTTTGTTGTACTGAACCGCAGTGGCGTTGATGGCCCACAGTTCCGGGTTACCTACAGGCGATCGCTGAACGATTTCATTCAGCAGCTGAATGGCGATAGTTCTCTGCCGTAACCTCACATCGTCCTCCACCAGCCCGGCGAATGCTGCCGGGTCAATGTTCCAGCCCTTAGCCATATCACGCCCTCCGCAGTTGAATGGAGTACGCAGCACCAGCAGAGTCGGCTGAAGCGGTGATGACCTCGTAACGCTGGAGTACGCCAGTAATCGGGTCAGGAGCCGTGATAATGTGCTCAACCGCTGGCTTGTCGGTGACCTCATTAACCAGGGCGGTGAGTTTCACATCACCATGAAGGATGTTAACGCCATCGATGCGGCGGAGTTTATAGCGCGCCAGCACTCCGCGCCCCGAGTAAATCACCTGCGTTTCAGTGCCGGTTTCCGTAACCGGGTCCCAGTCACCTCGAACGGTGTATGTTCCAGTGAAATCCTTAACAGCATCCCTCAGGTCGGTATCGAATGCCGCGGCGACTTCGGTTTGCAGTTCGTCACGAATTCCCATTGCACCCACCACTACGCAGCTGAGGTTTAACGATCACCATACCGTGGAGTTTTCGGGTATAAATTTCGCCGTTGCGCTTAACCCGCAGCGGGAGCGGAGCAAACTCAACAACGCCCTTTGCCGGGTTTGCGTAAACGACATGTTTGATCGGGTTTCCATTCACAAATACATCGCGAGGACCGAGCCCGTCACCGGCATAATGCACATCCGGATTTTGCATGTTACCCCCTTACCAGCCGCACCTGAGACTGACTAACGCCATATGGCTTAAGCATTGCAAGCGCCAGCTGCAGATCAGAATCAAGCAATGCAGAGCTGTTGGTAGCGAGTTCTGCGAAGGTTTTGGAAACGCTAACATCGTCGGCATCTACCGTCTTGCTGAGGAGCACGCCAGAATCAGTTTTCTGCTGATACAACCCGCCATTTGCCGCCGCCAGCGCCGCATAGGCGCCAGCCTGTTTTACATCGTCAGGAATGATGGTTTCGTGAGTTGCCTTATCGCACGGCATTTTCAGGTTAAGCCCATTCATCCAGGTATTAGCCATCAGCACAGATTTGGCTTTTTTGCTTTCATCTGTCCAGGTGGCACCGAGAATCGAATTGACATCTCCAACGGTGATGAAAGTGATCATGCATCACTCCATTTCTTTCCAGCCGTGCGCCTTCCAGTTCTCCACTTCATCAGGGTGAACGTTGGCGGTATTAGGAGCGCCGGGGAATGCCGGGAAATCGGTAATCATCGCCACCAGCTGCGATGTGGTCGATACAGATACGTTGTTATCCGCCTGCGTAAACACAGTTTGCTCAGCAGCTCGTTGTGCGCGCTGCTCTTTTGTTAATCCGGCCATAAGCCCTCCACAAAAATAAAGGGGCCGAAACCCCTATTTATCAGCCCAGCAACAACGCTGAGTGCGCCGACTTAACTGCTGCTACGCCCCAGGACAAACCGACTTCGTAACGTACCTGGCGATACTGGCGGTACAGAGCAACCTGATAAGTGATGCCAGATACCGGGTCAGTAACGTTCATCACATCATCCGCAGTATCGCCGCCCTGCGGCATTGCCGGGGTTCGGGATGCAAGCAGGAATGCATTGCGATCAAACGCCATGTTTGCGGTGTAGGCGCCACCAGCGGTAATAGCGGTGTTGTCGGCCAGTGCCTGACGTAAGCCAGGAGCAGCCAGGGTGATTGCTGTGGCCGTCGCAGCAGCAACAAGGTATTTATTGCTGTCCCCGTCAAACGTCACGATGTCACCTGCTGCAAAAGCACCTGTGCCGGTATCAATGGCAATCAGAATATCGCCTTCAGCTTTTGCTCCATTCACCAGGTATCCGGCAGCCGGAGATGCAGAGCGTTTCTTAACATGCGCGGATTCGTGGATATTGAAACCTTCCAGTCGCCCCACGATACCTTCGCGCAGAAGCGCATCAGTACCGGATTCGTTTACTTTGAACAGAACAGACTGTTTACCGCGGAGGTTTGCGATAGCCGAAGAACCGAGAACCATCTGCAGATCAGTTGTCGGCGAACCGTTGTCAGAGAGAACCTGGCGCGCATTCGCCGCATCGGACAAATCACCTGCAATACCGAAAGGAGCGGTGCCGGCCGTACCAACAGCACGAGAGGATGCGAAATACAGAGCCGCGAGATCTGCATCCATCTCATTAGCCAGAGCGCGAAAAGCCTGCTTAAACTGATCAGCAAGGATGGTGTTGTATGTCCCTGCGGGCCCCAGCGCCAGTTGTTCCTCACCGTTCCATTTGACCGGGGCCATTTTGGATTTGGTGATTTTGACATCAACGGTGCCGATCGTCTGGTCGCCGTCATTTGGCGCAGTAGCCCCCGGGGTAATATCAACAGTGGTCGCCGGTGGCGCAACCGGCGCAGTAACAGTCTGGTCCTTCGCCGCCGCATCAGCTTTAGCATTGCGCGATACAGCCGGGATAAAACCGACCTGTTCGCGAGATACGGTATCCAGAGCCGTGAAGATAGTCGGGATCAACCCGGTAAGCGTATTAGCCATGTGTATGGATTCCTTGGAGATTAAAATATAGGGTTGGTTGAGCTATCCAGCTCCGGCACCAGCAGCCATCCGGCGGCTGGCAAAGAATTAATCGACGATGGTGATACCGTCTTTGAGAGTTGATTGCTGATCTGTCGGGCTCAAACTGGTAAACGCATCGCGTTTCATCGTTTTCTGCCCGAGTGAATGCTGAGACTGGCGAGAGCCGCCTCCCTGGTTGCCGCTGGCCTTCAGAATGTGGTCTTTCTGTGGGTACTGCTCCACCAGGAACTCCAGCGCCTCATCAAAGGCCGCCAGTTCACCCGGCTTCGAGCGGGAGTAAATTTTGTTGCCAGAGCCATCATAGGCAACGACTTTGCCGTCCTCGACTTTGAAGGACTGACCGAACCGCGCCTGAAGCATATCTGCCGGAATTGCCACTTTATCTGCGATGAATTTCGAGCCAGAGAACCGGCCGCCTATCATTTCCTGATAGAGCTGGCCTTCTAGGGTCGTCGCACGCTGAGTAGCTTCATCAAGCTGCGCCTGGAAGGATTTGGTGATATCCGCTTTAACCTGATCAACGGCGCCTGCATCGATCAGTTTTTTCTGGTCGATTTTAGTCATCATCTCCAGCGCTTCGAGTGCCTTCGCCGGATCACCGATTTTGGCAAACTTAGCCAGACTGGCTTCAGCTGCTTCTTTGGCTTCACGATGAGATTTTGCCTCGCCATTCAGAGAGGAGATTTTCCCAACGGCCTGCACAGCATCAAAACCAACTTCCTGGCCGTCATCGTGGACGTAGACGGGTAAACCGCTGGCATCGACTTCTGCATAGCTTTTGCCGTTAACTTCGACTGTTTTCAGTTTCATGTGGTTACCTTTTCGGGGTCATCCGACCGTTGCACCGCTCACCATCCGGATCACGGCAATAAAAAAAGGCCGCCCGGAGGCAGCCTGATTGAAGACTTAAATAGCTTTAAAGTCTGGCGTTGCTGAACGCCTGAGCATCCAGGTTACGCAGTTGCTCCAGAGTCAGCCATTCGCCCTTGTCGTTGTAGAAATCATCGGGCGACATGCCGCCGTCACGAATCAGCCGGGCCCGAGTTACTCCAACGATCTGGGACTGTCGCGTGAACGATTGGCGCGAGAACCAGTCCTGATAATCGGTATCCGAAGGCACCTGCCCGTCCATGCTGGCACGTGAGCTATCGGATATTTGCCCTACAGCAATACCGAGCTCATCAGACGATTTCAGGATGTAGGTTTCGACGCTGCGACAGCAGAAATGGATTTTCCCGGGGCCCTGCAGATACGGCACCTTATGGCCGATCGGCTTGTTATCCAGTGTGTACTTGAGGCGGTCGCGAATCCGACAGTCTTTTGATGTACGGTTATCCAAAGTGGATAACCACTGTTTACCCTTCAAAATGTCATCGTTCGCATCTGCAAAGCTTTTCCTGGCCGTCGATGCAAGATGCCCCACAGCCGTTTTTACAATACTGCCGGCATTGGAGCGGCTCATCTGCAGCGCGCCATCCTGATAGCCACGGTTAGCATGACCACGGACCTTTCTGACGATTTGCTCATGCGTATCACCCAGCAGAAAGCCCTGCCGCACCGTATTGGATATTCTAGCCATCCTGTCAGCTTCAAGGTTATCTGCCCACTCCGAAAGCAGGCGCCCCTGAAACGGCTGTGCCATCGCAGTTGAATAAACGGCATTAGGTGAAATGCCCACCAGTGGATGAAGCGATAGAACATCATCAGGAATCGCAAACTGGAACAGGCTCAGCTGAAAGCCTACTTCGTGCTGAGCGAGTTGCTGCAGCTCATCAGATAGTCCCGCGTACATTGACTGCACAGCCTCGCGATTGAGAGCTCTGACACTTACGAGCAGCGCTTCCAGTCGCGACACGGTAAAGCTGCCAGCATCCAGGCTATCCATCGCCACCAGCAATCTGGCTATCAGTTCCGCATCACTGTCATTCAGGATTTTTATCATCCTGTTTGCAACGCTTGTGCTGTACCGCGCCATCCATATCGCATGCGCTATCGATTCATCCTGAAGCTTGTCATTCGCCGTTGCCATTTGCACCACCCGGGTTACTCAGTCCGCCGGCCAGCGTGACCTGCTGATTCCGTAACTCGTCAATTACCTCTTCGGGCTTCGCATCCGGATCAATAAATTTCAGAGCCTGCAATACGCGAACAGCATCGACCTGACGTATATCACCACCCTGACGGAGCGACTGAACAGCTGTTGCAGCTGCGGCATCAAACGTCTGGGCTGAAACATCCAGTTCGGTGCGTACATCGACATTGCCGCCTTCTTTCTCGCCCAGCCATTCCGCCATAATTTGCAGGATATTATCGAGCGCATCCTCAAGCGAGCTTGCCATGGTGTAGAGAGGTGAATTCTCCTGCATCCGCTCTTCGTGAGTCTGGTCTAAGGATTTAGTCGATGTGTTTTCCGCGCGCAGCAGTTTTGCGCCGGCCTGACGCATCTGGTTTTCCAGATCCTCAAGGGAAATCTTACCGGCTTCAATCGCAGCCCCGGTATGCTCGACATATTCCAGTCCCTGCCGCTGGCGGTCATCGAAACGAGTCGCAGAGGAAGAACCTATCGTCAATGTTTCGCCATCAGCCAGACCGTAAGCCACCAGCAACGGCACACGAGCGACATGCAGGATGTTGTCCTGTTCACTCTGACTCTGCCAGTGCTTGATATTCAGTAAGGCGAGATTAAGCAGTGGCGGTGAACCGCGCATAAAGCCTGTGCGTTTCGTGTAAAGCGTCACCAGGGGAATGTCATCGCGACTGGTTTCCCACTCGTCGTGAATCTGCCACTGGCCTTCGCCGTTATCACCTTTATTTCGGCGATAAATTTCAACCTTACCCGGCATGATATGGCGTATTTGCTCAACTTTCGTTTGCCCGTAATCATCGCCATCAATAATGATGACCTCTCTGATACGCAGATCGGTCAGCACCACTTTCCCTTTAACCACTTTCGATTTCCAGCCGATGACCTGGCGAGGATTAAGCATCGTGGCATAAGGGCGGGATCCCGCGGCTTTTTCGTCAGCTTTAGTTTTTACTGCCTCCGGGTCAATTTTCGGGAAATCTACCAGCGCATGTACCAGACCATACTGGAATCCGATGCTGAAAAATTGCTGTGCCCAGACATCGAGCCGGTTTCCTTCCATATCAATATCTGGCGACAGCTCCCGTATTTGCTCAGGAGAGTCCTCACTCAATACTGTCGGCTCAGCAAACACTCGCCCGATGTTTTGTTTAATAGCCTCTTCATAGGCAGGTAGTAACGTTGCCGAAGCCAAACGCTCCTTATAACTTTCAGGATCTTCGTTCGGCCATTTCGGGAGATACTTCTTGCCCTGTCGGCGCATTTCCAGCGTGCCGCCCATCAGCGCATCATTAATATCCCATGCCTCAACCATGTCGTTATAGTCGAGGTTGGGCGTTGAAATATCAGGCATGGTTTTACATCCGCAGTTGGGTGACTTTTCCAGTCGGTTTGATAATCGGGAATTGCTTCACAATGAAATACCCACCGGCATCGTTGGGGTGATCGTTATCCGCCGTTTTATCCGGCTCACCATTTTCGCCCCAAACCTGTTGCTCAAGCGACTCGGTGTACACCGGGCACCGCTTTACATTCACTTTGTAGCGACGTTCACCGTTACCATTGCAGAACATGGCATTCATCGCGTTGATGCGGTCTTTCACTGGCGGGTTTGATGCATTAACAACCACATTGAAGCCAGCCTGCTTAAGCTGAGCGATATCCGTGGCGCTGGCATTGCTGGATTTACGGGAATCGCCGGAAGCGTCCGGGTAAATATAGATTTCCCGTACCTTGCGATAATCGTTGCCGTCGTACAGCCAGAACCGTTCTTTGATGATGCGGATCATGTCAGGGGTGTCGTAAGCCTTCACGATTTCATTAACCGCAAACGGAAGCCCCAGACGTAACACATGAACAACCCCGGCCATCTTCCCGACGTTGAAATCCATACCGATATACAGCGGCTCACCGGGTTGCTCTTCTTCCCTGCAGTTATTCAGCTTACGGTCAAACTGATGGTAAATCGTCCCGCTGGTAAGGTTGGTGAACTGGCCACGGAGATAAGCCTTGATCAGCTCCGGCGGGTATGACTCCATCAGCGACGGGATATAGTCCGGCGGCAGATTCTTTTCATTGTCGAATGTCGAGGCCTGCACCAGGCCGTACAGCGTTGAGAGCGAAGGCTTATCGCGTACAGCCTTTGCGAACTGCTGATAAACGAATTTAAACCCTTCCGGCGTCGTGGTGACGTCGATCCCGTTACGAAGACCAGCCACGTTGTAACGCATACGAGCAATGATTTTTCGCCAGGCTAACTGCGCCTTTTTGGCGGGCATTACGTCCAGCTCATCAATCAGCGCATTACCGATTTTAAAACCAACGATGGTTTGCGGTTTCTCCATCGAGCGGCAAATCGTCGTTCCTCGGTACTGGTGCCCGGCGTAGAAGTGAACCTCTTTGTTTCCCTCGTTGATTTTGACATTCATCCCCCAGTCGTGGGCCACCTCCTCAACAGTGGGATAAAAGATGTCACGGATCTGCGGATACGTTGGCGCAAAGTAACCCTGGTTGATTTTGGGATGTTCCCACATCCCTTTGCAGATACCACCACAACCGACCCATGTTTTGCCAGAACCGAAGCCGGCGACGTAGGCCTTAAACTTGTACTGCATTGCAAGGAATTTGGCCTGAGGGATGTTAAGCGTCGGTGCTATCGCCATCCTCTTCCCTCACTCGCGCATCGACTACGTTGATATTGATTGCAACTGGCGTTGGTTCGTCATCCTCAGGGTCAGCAGCCAGCTCTTTGCGTAATTTTTCGACCTCCAGCTGCCTGCGGTCGATTTCAATCTGCTGTAGACGCTGGGCGAATTCACTATCAGCCAGGCCGAGACGCTTCATCACCGCCTCGAACATTCGTTCGCGGCTGATAGCGGTTATCTCCACGCCATTCTTCCCTAGCTTAACGCCGGAATAGGCAAGCGCAGCATCCGGCGCCAGATTACGCGTGTCAGCGAAGAATGGCTGACCTATGCCATCGCCATTGCAGCGGGGGCATTCCGGGTTAGGTGCGCTGGTGTGGTCGTAACCGTAGCCGCCATCATCCAAAGGCTCGCGACGTTTTCGCTCAAGCGCTTCGAGTCGCTTCTCTTCGTACTCTACGGCATCACGCCAATGATACTGATGACCGAAGCCCCAGCAGTAGCGGCAGCTCCCGCGGCGATACTGAGAAAGCTGGTTGGCATCGAAGGTGGCCAAACGCCACATCTGCTCAAGCACTTCATCAGCACTTCCAAGCGTGCGCACAATGGATGCTTTCTGCTGCTGCGCAATGGCCTGCGCAACTGAAGTTTTCTGAAGCAGTTGATAGCCAATCTGTTCAGCGCTCTTCTTGCTGTAGCCAGCGCGAATAGCTGCCTGTGTGGCGTTGTTGTCTTTCAGGTATTCTGCGACAAATAAACGTTGTTGACTGGTGAGGCCGTCACCATCCACCAGCGCTTCTGCGCACTTTTTCTTTTGCGCAGTGCGAAATTTCTTCTGCGCAGTTTTTTGCGCAGTTTGCGCAGTGGGTTTCTTGATGTAACGGCGGGCAGTAGCGTAATTCAGTCCCTGCGCTTCACACCAATCCTTCGGTGATACGCCAGTTGTGGCATGATCGGACAGGAACCGTTGCTGAAGCTCGCCCCAGTCCGGTTTTGCCATGGTTTAATCCTGTTATAATTCATAAAAAACAACACGGAGATATCGTATGGTCGTAAAGGTATTCAGTAGTGAACTTCAACCGGATAGTGAGTCTGCATATCGTCAGTGGCTTAGCGATAATCCTGATGGATATGTCATCAACGCCTTAAAAACCGCCAGTGGTAAGGCAAGCAAAAGTGATGAGCGCTTTACCAGGATTCATCAGGCTAATTGTAAAAGCATCAACCCACTACTTGCACTTACGGAAAAGAAAGGCTTCACAACTGGTAGATACCAGAAGCTTTGCGCAGCTACCTTTGAATTGGCTGAGAGAGAAGCAAGATCTATTACTGGGCTAGCCAGAGTGGCGATATGCCCATGCATCTGATATGACGTTAAAGTCATTAAAAAAGCCACCCGGAGGTGGCCTTTGTGATGATTGCTCAGTGGCGGTATCAAACAGCGCCAGCACTTCGGTTGCTTCCTGAATCGCCTTGTGGGTTTTCGAAACAATCTCACTTTCCGTGTAAACGCGATCGAAAGAGTCTGCGAACAGCTCAGCTTTGAGATAGCTATCGCCAACCCAGTCAATGGCCAGTTTCGCCGCGGCGGTGTCGTAATTAACTTTCCTGATGATAGTCAGGCGGATTTGTTCTGCAGGTGTAATTTCTGATATGCCTTACCTCTATAATTAATATGGATAAAGGTTACTATCATATGTTATTAGTACAAATAAAATCCTGCAGCGTAGGCAAAATGAAAAATTAAACTCCGGATATAAGGAAGGAAGTATTTATTGCATCGACTTGGGAGAAAGTTGTGATACTTTTACCAGTCAGAATAATAGTTGGATTTATTCATAATTGACATTTCATCGCGCCCTGTTCCCCCATATGTAGCAGGGCTTTTTTTTTGCCTGAATAGCAATATTACTGACACGTTTCTGTAAAATAACAGCAGCAATTACCATTAAAATGGCCGCAATACGGCCATAACACATGGGCTTACCCATGCGCTACCAATGGATTTGAAGTGTACAATTTATACTATCAGGCATAAAGCCAGCCCAATAAACCAATACTGATTGCTAGTATTATGAACAGTATTGCTGTTTTACGCATAAGGACGCCATTAAACGCCAACGCCATCCCAACACAAACGACTATCAATACCGGCCACATGCTGAGAAGAAGGAATAGGTAAGCTTCCAAATCACTATGAATAGTCACGTTTGCCCCTAACTTTACAGACCAGGCCTTCCCTAGTTCAAAACTTCGTCACATGCATCATGTGATTGCTCCTTATATCATCTGACCTTATCACAAATGTTAGAGTAAAGCGTAATATTATGTAGACACTTTAAACAAGTGATTTAACCATTTTAGGATAAGCGACCTACTTCTCGGTACGTTGCATTATACTGATCATCGGGTAGCGGATATTACTTCTACCTGATACAGTCAAATTACTACACTCAACAGTTCAGGTAATACAAAATGAATGACCAATTCTATGAAACTCATGCACAGATACTTGCACTAAGAAACGCAATCGCTTTTATCGTTCAAACTTTGCCTAAGGAACAAAAGGAAGTTGTTCTTCGCGCACTAACCATACTTTCAAGTGTGAAGTTAATGCAAGGCATTGAACTTTCTTCAGCGAGCGATATCACAGAGAAAACTGCTGATAAAATGAACGATGCATATGAAGATATCTTTAAGGTGATTATCAGTCTTTCTACTCAAAACGTAGAGCCTGAGCAGAAGCAATATTTGCAATAGCTTCCCTTCAACCTCATTGTGGCCAGTATTAAAAATACCGGCCTTTCCTAGCTTCTTTTAGGTTAAGTTTAATATTCTTTTAGCTTGCAATTATTTAGTGCAGAAAACTACTTCGCACCAATTATGCATGTCAAGTCAAAACTATATGTAGTTAGCACCATGCGCCAGGGTCTAAGTTTCATGAATATCATAAATTTATATTATTGCTGAATAACATTCATGCCGTGGATCATTTAGTCTGAGTATTTAGCCACTGAAAGAATCTAACCCCGACCGTCTTGGTCACCCGTCTGGAACTATCCTCTCCGGGCGGGATTTTTATATGAACATCATTATCGAAGCCACTCTATGGAATGGCCTCTGTAATGCATTGCCACACTCTCGCAGTGGCCGCGCTCATGCCCTTGAGTCGTATGCCGCCCTATGGCCGCCCATAACCAGTTCAGGATTGGCGTTCCTGATGCTTCCCCGGCGCTACTTATATTCATTAACCCTAACCAGATGCGAAGCTGGCTCACGACGAGAGACTCGGGCGCAGGTTATGCCCCTGCGATTGCCACCATTCGGCTGCTGCGGTCTATCCGCTTATTGCTTCATGGTTTTATCCTCGATTGCGGATAGGTGACTATTTATCCCTTAGTGGGGTTAGGTTCGGGCAGTTGGCCAGCACCGATTTGTTGTGCGCCAGAATGTCGCGCTTGGTCTGCTTATCCAGCACATCGATATCGTGCTCGGTCAGGTAGATGATTCGTACCCAGTTGCAGGCCGTATCAACCACCACCGGGGCGGGTAAACTTTTCGCGCAGCTCCCGATCAACATCGTCATCAGGCATATGGCTAACAGTCTGCTGTACATTGCTGGCCTCTCTGGTGGCTTCCTCTTTCCGTTCAGCCGCGGCAACGCTGGCGGTGGCGTTCTCTTCGGTGCGTTGCTGTTCGGCTTTCGCTTCTGCTTTGTTGGTACCGCGAGCATGGCCAATACCGAATGCACCAGCGATAGCACCCAGGATGAGGACCACCAGCCCAGCAATAATTTCAAAACTCATTGCTGCGGCTCCTTCTGTTCGTCGGCCTTATCTTTCAATGCCGGCTGGCGTACGTATTGCGATAGTACGGCCAGCACCACCAGCGCAGGGCTAATCAACGCAACGATGTTTGACGGCAGGATGTTTTTGATATCCGGCGGCAGCACCGCCCAGGCGTGCAGCGCAGCATCCGGGAACGACTGCGCCCATACACCAACCAGCGCGCCGATAGCTCCCAGCTTTACAGACCACGTTTTCAGCAGCAAGCTGGCATGCCCTACGAACTCCAGCCGGGTATATTTGCGCAGAAGTAACAGAACGAGCACAGCCACCAGCACAAGCAAAGCGAAAATGATCATCTTCACAGGACACGCTCCTTAACCCAGCCGTAGAGAAAATCCTCGTTGGCTTCGCGGCCCTCCGCCAGTTCGAGGTATCTGGCACCCTGGCTGCAGTTCAGCGCACGCAACAGAACCTGTTCACCCTCTTTCCCGCGGGCGGAAAGGTATCCCTTAAGCGCGGTGATGGTTCGGGGACCAATGGCACCATCCGGAATCAGATCGGGATACAGCTTTCCGCGCATATTCATTGCGGTCAGCCAGCGCTGGAAAAACTTACTGGCTACAGATGGCCCCATGTTCACGCCAGTGTCGCAAAGCTCATCTGCCAGTAACGTAGATAGAGCTGCCACCTGGTCAAACCGGGGGCCGGTCCAGTAATCGCTCAGCAGGATTTGCTTTGCTGTTTCCCTGGGCAGGTTCCGCATATCACCGGTGTAGCCATGTGCACGGGCGGTGGTCTGCGTGATGCCCCAGCGGGTCGGCCCGCCTTTATCCGACGGATGATCGACATAACCACCCTCCTTGCCGAGGATCCCCTCGATAATCTGATCTGCTGTCATGGCGCCTTAACTCCGGTAATGCGTTCCCAGAAATAGGTCAAAGCAACAGAACCCATTGCCCCGCTAATTCCGGAAGTGGCCAGTATCATGTAAATGCTCAGTCCGCTTTCAATGCTCACCAGGCCAGCAATAACGCCGGTAAACCCTGAAACCACCATTTGGGCAAGAGCATTGATCAAGCTCCATGTTGCCTTGCTCTGCTTCACATCTATCAGGTAGCGGACAAGTCCACCCCAGCAAGCAATGATCAGCAGAACCAGCCAGGACATCCCGGCAATGCTCTCTTTGTCTTGCATACGTTTAGCCATAGTTACCGCCTCCGATGGAAGATCGGAAGCTGTGTGTTTGAAAAGGGTCAGGCCCGTCAGGCTGGATTTAACAACGAAGCGTGTCGATGATGATTCCTGCGGGACCTGATAATAAAAAAGCCATGCAAATGCATGGCCTTGTGATTTGAATCCGTTATTTACAAAATGTATTCGAGACAGTATCTTTCGACTTCCGGACAAAAAAACATATACCGGGACAAAATCTAAATATAACTGCCTTGCCTGCATGAAACCATGTGGGCTTTTTTTTGCCCAAAGAAAAAGCCCACCGAAGTGGGCCTTACAGCTATCATCATTTTTTATTAGGTGTGGTGCCGGGTGCCTCCCGGTAAGTCGCCGCCAGTCCACAGACGACTCGCAATGCGCAAAAAAACATATCAGACTGGCAATGCCCCTCCGCATAGGGGGATTCACCACACCAAAAATTTAACATCTGATGAAACTCGTTTCAATGCTCTACGACGATGTGACAGGGGTACTGATGCAATGCATCTCGCGAATACCCCTGTCGTGTCGCCGGAAAGCAAAAAGCCCAAGGCGTTAACCTCGGGCTTGAATTCTTTGTGTGTCGACAATCGAAGCTATGGCGACGATATAAGATTTACATGAAATATATGCCTTTCAGTTCGGTTTTGCAAGACTTACATCTAAATTTGTCGCCTTTTGTTGTGAACGTGATCGCGTTACCGATATGAGAGCGTCGCTATCAAGCTTCACAAAACTGCTGCGCAGCGCCAGCCAATGAGGGAGGTAGGTTTCTGTCCATGTGGACTTTGCTACACCAACCAGCTCCGCCAGCGCCTGATATTCATACGCCTCCCGCCCTGCCAGCTCGGCTTTGACATCCTGCGCGGCCAGCCAGATAAGTTGGCGCAGGCGATCGACTGTTTTCTTTGCAATGCGCACGCCGGCCAGCTTTTCGTTGAATTGCCCCCATGCCCACCGGGTGATCGTCTCCTGGTGTTCCCAGCGGATATTATCGCTGTAGTTCCACAGCAGCCACGCTTTCTGGTGGTCTTCCAGCGACAGCAGAGCCCGTCGCCAACTTGCCGTCGAATATTCAACGGGCAGAACGAGAGCGATTGATGAACCCTTAGCGCGGGACTGTCTGCCGCTCATCGGCGACCCATCCGGGTTAACCATTTTTTGCTTCACCTCGCTATATACCTTCTTCCTCCTCCGGCTGCGCGCCGTAGCGGTGAATTGTGCGTTTTCTGCAAAGGCTACCAGTTGCCCTTTCGTCGCGCCGCTCAGATCGACGGTGGCCACTATCAGCTGCTGGCGAACATACTGGAGGTATTGGGTATTAATCATGCTGTCTCTCCCAGGGTCTGATAGATGCGAACGAAATTTCTCAGTATGCGGTAGTCAACCAGTACGGTGCCGCGGTGCCGGCAGAGGCGGAGCTTTTGCCAGCGTTCGCGGATGCGTTCGATTACGTCGCGACTCATGCAGCCTCCCGTTGTTTTATTAGCGCACGGCGTAGCGCGCTGTAATGGCGCCTGATGCCTTCCAGTTCTTCGATGGTGTATCGGTGATGGGTGTTGTTGTTTTCGAGCGCCTCGACGCGCTCAGCTCCGATTTTCTCTACCAGGCCAATGCGGTACTGCTGCTGGTTTCCTGACATCTGCACGTTGCAGTGATGGCACTGCTTGTGAATGTTGTCCTCGCTGTATCGCAGGTGCGATGCTTTACCGCGGGAACGGTAATGACCGGCCTCCCACTGAACCGTGTCGAACGTGCCGCAGCTGATGCACGGCAGGTCGTGGTCTCGTTCGCGGATATAGTCGTTAACGACACGCTGGGTCATATCTTCCCAGTGCCTGAGGGGCTTCACCGAGGCTTTGCGTTTACGCCATTCGGCGCGCTCTTTCTTCGCATTCGCCTGCGCCTGTTTTTCGCGCTTCTTCTCAAGTTCCTGCATGGCAAATTCAGCGCCATGCTCAGGAGAGCACCAGCGGTGGTTTTCGAATGCTGGGGTGAATTTTGCCCGGCAGATTTTGCAGCGTCGTTGGGGGCTCTTTGCCATATTCACCCCCACATCCGGTTGCGCCAGCGGGAATCAGGACGCGGTGGATTCTTGTCTTCCACCAGCTGAGCGCTGACGGTCCAGGTCGTAAAATCTTGGTTTAAACTACGTTCGACCTTTACCCCACGTTTGCGGTACTTATCCATCAATTCATCGGCCTGCTGGGCCGTGCAGTCGTGATGGTGAAACCATGAATATTTCATCGACTCACCCCGCAAAGCTGAGCAATTGAGACGCTGCGTTTTCAGCAGCTTCACGACTGGCGAATTTTTGGGACAGAATCCACCGCCAGAGCACATCTAATGAGGCCTGGTAAAGCTGGTGGAATTCGGTTTCGTCCATACTCGCGAAAGAAATGCTGCGTGGGTGCTTTTTCAGAGTGCCATCTGGCAGCTGAAGCGCATCGTAATGGCCGGCTTCCACGATTACCCATGAGCGATAGGCGTCAAAGGATTTGCAGATACTGATGCTTCCGGCTCGTTTTTCTGCGACGCGGTCAAGATATTGCTCGGCGATATCCTGGAATACCGATTCATTGCCACCATGGGATGCAAGGAATTTGGAATAACCGAGAATCAGCCTGCGCTCGTTCGAAGAGATTGCGCCGCCGGTAGGCTCCCAGTATTCAAAGCCCAGATTGAGTAATGCGAAATATCGGCGGTGAAACGTCGGGTTGCGGACAAGTTTATAATCGGCTTCCAAAACGGCGCCGAGCTTGCATTTTGATTGCAGAAAATCGCTGGTCTCCGGCGTTGCCGGGATCAGGATACCTTGAGAATGTTTTATTAAGTGAAGTTGCGCCATCACGTTCTCCGGTGGCGCATCACTGTCAGGTGGCTGGTTGTTCAGGCCAGCACTGCAAGTATGATGTAGCTAGCTGTTAAGAGTCAATTTTTAGAGCCCATTTCCTTAATAACTTCCACCAACGATTTCCTTGTCCAGAGGTGCTCATCTTTTGCAATTTTTCTCACCGACACTTCGTTATTGATATTCGTTAAAAGGATTCGGTCATTCAAAGCTAATCGAAATGAGCACAAAACATGTCCGGATCCATCCGTGACGGTAGCCCAAAGATTCCCCTTCTGATTTGGCTCAATACCATCTGTCACATTACCCCCTGAGCGACATACAGACGCACTCATAGAAAACGGGTAGCAGCATCAAGGGTAACGCTAATGCGATGCTCTGGGATAAGAGCCGCCACCATCAAAATCAAACTAATAAAACCAGTCGTCAGCACTTTCCCACGTCTCTTGCAGGATTTGCTCTACACGTTTTTTGTCGCCGTCAGCACCGCCTAACACGCTGAGTCCATCATTGCTGGTGATCCGTATTCTTAATTTGCAGTCGTCATAGGACTGGGATAAACGGCGGAGCAGTTCCTTTTCAAGCGCAGGAACAGCTCCTGTAGGGAGTTTTTTGTCTTTTGCAATTGTGAGTTCTATTTTCATAATGAGCACCTCATGCAAATACTGTATAAATAAACAGTATACCTGAGGAGTGAAATGGTCAAGACATGAATGGCACTTTTTGCGAACTCCATGCTTATGTTTAGATTGAGGTTTTTAAGAAACAAAAAACCCGCCTAGGCGGGTTTTAACATGCAGCGATACCATTTTTCTCTGTCATATTTAGCAAAATTGAACAGTAGAAGGCTCTGCAGCTGTAGAGTTTGGCAGTTTAGATAAGACGACTACCACTGGGTAAGTGGCATTGACGCCATACTCAAGTAGTGAGCTAACCAGCCAGGCATTAACTAACCACTTTATTATGGCTACATCGAACATTTATTTCAGAAACTTGTTATACACGAAGAACTCAGTATCTCGCACAAATCCATTACGCTCATACAACGTCTGTGCACGGATGTTATCTGTAGCGGTACTAAGCATAATAAATGCCGAATCGCTCTCCTTCGCCAGTTGCTCAGCACGGGAGATTAGTTTGTGTGCAACACCATGCTTCCGAGCTGACTCATCAACGAAAAGGTCATAAAGCAACCAAATACGTTTCATCTCAAGAGAGCAAAATAAAGGATAGAGCTGCGTAAAGCCTACCGCTTTCCCATCAACCTCGGCGTAAAAAATCACGGATTCATTAAGCTGAAGGCGCTTGAGAATAAAATCTCTGGCCTGCGAGGCATTTTCTTCGACCTCGTAGAAACGACGGTACCCGAGATACAAGGGAAGGATAGTATCCACATCATGTGGTTGAGCCTGGTAAATTTTCATACAGAAACCTTATAACTAATGAGCGCATAATTGTATTACAATTAAATTTTTAGATTTGTCCTTTTGTGGGCTTAAGTTCACTTTTCGCCACTCCATTCTCCTGTTGGATTGATTTTTCGCCATAAAAGATAAAACCCGCTAAAGCGGGCTTTATCATGCTGCAATGCCTTTTTGCAGGCACATCTCCGGCAAATTAGCCCTCATCAGAGCCTCAGCAAAAGGAGGAGGCACAGCATTACCACAACGCGCAACCTGCTTATCCTTAGCATACTTCACACCACGGTAATCCTGGTCGATGATGTACCACTCCGGGAAGCCCTGCGCGCGGTACAGCTCATGTGGCTGAAGCATACGCATGCCGATATCAACGATGCGGTAAGTTACCCCGGCGATTTCCACCAGCCCGGTGCTATCGGCCCCGCAATATTCTTTCAGGAACGCTAACACCTGTTGCGCGCGCTGCTCGTCGTAATGCTCAACAGCGAGAGTGGTTTCAACTTCCCCGACGTGCTGACCACCAGCGGTAATGGTCGGCATCGGTGCATCAGTCCGCTGTCCGTCACGGCAAGTACCACGTAACTTAACCAGATGAGAAGCAACAACGGCGTGGTGATTGCCAGTCGTAACCGTATACGCAGGAGATTCCACAGAACCGCCAGGATGCCCGGTATTGTTCACCATAAGATGCGCCGCAACTACTGCATGATGGTCAACTGTCGTCACTGCATGTGTCGGTTCATCCAACCCAACACCGGGCCCGGTGTAATTTCCGCCGTAGTGCTTCGCCAAGAACGCGCTCACCGTCGCGAATTTGTTTCCGCCGGCGGTAACAGTGCCCAGTGGATTGCCCAGTTGCAGCACGCGCGGCTCCTGCCCGGGGCGCTCACCATATCCCATCTGAATCAGCGTCGGCGTCACCAACTGCGATTTGCCTCCACCGCCCGCCGTGATAGTCGCGTTTGGCACGTCCGCCCGGTGACCGATGCTGGCGCCAAACTGCCGGGCAATAACCGGAGCGACGACGCAGGCACGGGACTCTTTCAGGATGGTGTGAGCGGGTTTATCGAGCGGACGTGGTTTGGCCTGGTACTCGCTGCCACCGTTTCCAGCCAGGAACGGCGTGATCGCGGCTTCGACTACTCCTAACGCATGACCATTCCCGCCCGGGCGCCTGGACGTGCCAGCCGTCACCGTTGGTACCGGTTCGGTGACTGGCTGCCCGATTGCGCCCGTGCGGAACTTCGTCAGATGAGGTACCGCGATTGCGTAGCCGTGGGTTTTCGTAATCGTCTGCAACGGTTCAGAGAGAGCCTGACCTCGGAAGCAGTCATAACTTGTTTTGGTGCTGGTGTGGTTGCACTTCACGATAAACGGCGAAGCGCTGTCGATAACAAATCGCTGGATGCCCCGGGCAATGCGCCGGAGCGTGTTTTCCGCCAGCGGCTTTTTGCGGCCAAAAATCGACGGTGCCGGAATAGACCAGTCAATGCACTCTGCAGCTGTGCGCCACGGAGCCAGTTTGCCAGCCAGCACCGCCGATGATTTCGGATCTCCATGAGTGGCTTCCGGCCATACTATCGGCTTACCGTCCCGCCGCATGACCATGAAGAATCGTTTTCTAATCGTCGGTGCGCCGTAGTCGCAAGCGCGCAGTTCGCGATACTCAACGATGTATCCCAGCCCTTTTACCAACCGTGCGGCATCTTCGCTATCAAGGGAAATATTCAGAAATTCGCAGCATTCTGCCAATGCCGGATGGTTTGCCGGAATACCAGTTGTCAGCATGCCGACAAATGCCCGGAATGTTTCGCCAACGCGTTCTGGGTCCGGACGCATTTCTGCCGCCAGCAGCGGTCCCCAAGTTTTAAACTCTTCCACGTTCTCCAGCATCATTACCCGCGGGCCAACATCCAGCGCCCAACGTATAACTATCCACGCCAGCCCACGAATCGCTTTTTCAACTGGTTTAGCCCCTTTCGCTTTGGAAAAATGGCGACAGTCCGGCGAGAACCAGGCCAAACCAACACGGCGGCCGGCAGTCGCAACTTTCGGGCGAACTGAATAAACAGACTCGCAATAGTGCAGCGTGTCCGGGTGATTGGTGGTATGCATCGCAACAGCATTCGGGTCGTGGTTTATCGCGATATCAACACTACGCCCAATCGCCATCTCGATGCCCGTCGAGGCGCCGCCGCCGCCAGCAAAGTTATCAACGATGATTTCACTCACGCGTATTTCTCCATAGCGTTGGCCAGCGAACCTGCCGCGGCGATAATTGACGGTACAGGCATTTTTTCCAGCCACATGCGGTTGATATGGTGCTGCAGTCGGTGCTGGTGATGTGCCGGGAGCGTTCCGGCGTTTTCAATCTGAGCGAAGACCATGCCGACTTCCGTTGGCCATACAGTTTCCGGTATTTCCACCAGCAGCAGGCTTTCCAGTTCCTGCACGCGCTTGCAGGCGTAATTCAGTGAAGGGTCCATTATTCGGCTCTCTCTAAAGCTGTTGCTATCTCGTCGAAAAAGCCATCTCGGGTATGGCTGGTCATTGCTGGTAAAAATACGGCCATCAGCCTGTTTGTGTTGCAGTTCTCATCGTCTGCAAACAGAGCGATTTTTTTATCCAAGCGCACCTTTGCTTCCTGCAACTGCTCGTTTTTTTTGTTAGTGCGCTGGATATAGTCAGCGATGATTTCTATTGCCTTGTTTGTGTATTTTTCGACGTGCTCAGTCATGTGAACCACCTATCGCCTCAATCGTTTCCAACAACAACCGGCGGCGCGTATTCTCAGCAAAATGACGGCGCCCGGTTTCTTTGTGGTAAAACTCATTCTTGCCGACGACCCACATTCGCTCTGTCTGGTGCAGTTTTTTTACCTTCGGACCGTCTTTGGTGATCACAGTGCCGGTATGGGTTTTTACGATTGTCATACAGCCTCCCCAAGCACCCAGCGCAGAGCCGCCGCGTATTCACCGCTGGCACCTTCGAGGGATTTTGTGATTTCTTTGCGTGATTTGAGACGTGACTTAGTTTCGCCAAGCACAGCGCGCTGACGCCGGGCTTTTTCATGGCCGGTTGTGCCAGCAGTTGCCGCTTCGATTTCAGCGACCTTCTCCCGCTGCTCTTCTGGTTTAAGCGATACCAGCTGACGCGCCTGAGTAACGGTGACAGCTCCAGACTCCACTGCATCGCGAACAGCCTGAGTAGCATCCAGCAGTGACAGCGTTGCGCGTACGGTCTGAACGCTGCAGCCAAACAACACCGCAATGTCGTCCTCATCGAGTCCGCGGTCGAGCGCGTCTGACATTTTCTTAGCCCGGCCAAGCGGTGTATCGGGTCGGCGAATTTCGTTTTCGCTGACCATGTATTTAGCCATCTGATTTGCTGATCCGCGCTTAACGACTCCTGGAACAAGCAATGGGTCTTTGCCTTCTTTCAGACGGAGTTTATTTGCTTCCAGGGTATGTTTAACGCGCTGACGGCCAACAACTACGCAGGTGAGCCCCGTTTCAGGGTCTTTCCAGACGATGATCGGCTCCAGTACACCCAGCTCCGCAATGTTCAGGACCATCCCTTCGTCGATCGGCAGGTGTACACGCTCATCGTAAAGTGGATGGGTCTTATCGGTGACCAGGTGCAGGTTTTCAGGCTCGAAGTTGAGCACGTTTGTTTTTCCGCTGGCACCGTATACATCGATAGAATTCTTAGCCATGAATAGCCTCCTGAACATCTAAAACTCGCTGAAAAACAGGACTGCCAAGCAGGCTGTAATTCATCCCAACAACTGCTTTCGGCACCAGACCAAATCGTTTCATGTCAAAATCGATAACGGCGCGCTGGTCGCGGAATAAACCGGATCGGCCATGACGAACGACTTCGCCAGTGGCTTCCGCCTCGCGGAAATACTTCAGGACGGTATCGCGGCTTAACCCCAGTTTTTTCATTGCATCGCTGGTCGTAAGGCGCCCCTGATGTTTCGTGATACGAATCACTGCGCGGACATACTCCCGGCGCTCAACAGCTGACAATGCTCTAGCCATGTTTTCCTCACTTAACGACGCGCAGATGGCGGACGTTTTTGCGATAACTATCCCAGACAAAGTTCACCCACATACCACCGTCCATCTGCAGACGGTCAAGGATCCGCGCGCCGAGGGTATCCGTCAGGGATTCATAATTCAGGTTGGTCAGAATGCCGACCGGACGCATGGATGACAGGCGACGATCGATAACCTGGTTCAGAATGACCTTCTCGCCGCTGCTGCCACGCTGAATCCCCACTTCGTCCAGGATGAGCAAATCAACCCGGCAAAGGTCGTCCAGGAGAGATGCTTCTGACTGCCCGTCGTCATAGCACTCACGAACACGTAGCATCAGGTCAGGAATAGTCACCACCAACACGGAGTGTCCACCAGCCAGCAGGTGATTGCCGATTGCCGCCGCCAGATGGTTTTTCCCGGTACCAGGAGCTCCGCTAAATACAAAGCTTGCAAATCCGGAACCGAAGTTTTGTGCATAGCTTTTTGCCATCGTCAGCGCCCGACGCTGCCCATCTCCTGCAACCTGGTAATTTGCGAACGTGCAGCTGCGGTGCAGATCCTGTATCCCGGCACGACCGAAAATTTTCTCTGAACGTGCACGCTGGTTCTGCTTTTCCAGCTCCTCGCAGCGTTTTCGGCCTTCCTCTGCCTGCCATGTGCGCCACTCGTCAACGCTGGCGAACTTCGGCTCAACACCTGGAGGGATAAGCTTTCTCAGTCGTTCCAGCGCACTACCAGTACCAATCATATTTTTCATATCTACCCCCTGAACCCGCTGGGAATTAACTTACTGGGCTGGGACACCATATTCGGATCCCGCTTTCCGGCAGCCGCGGTTGCGGTCCATGGTTCCTCGTAGTGCTTGGACGGACCGAAAAATGTGGATGCCTGTTTCACAAACTCGGTATTCAGTTTTCCGGCAGCAGTCACGTATGCAGCGTATCGACGAACGCCATCGATGATCTCCTGCGCTGTCGCGCCGGATTTAATTCGGGCAGTCCAGGCTTTGAACGCGTCAGCCTTGCTGTTGCCTCCGGCTCGTTTCGGGTATTCCCTCCAGGCCTGTTCAAACTCCTCCGAATAACTGCTTTTCGGCTTTTCAGATGGAGCTTCATCTGAAAATTCACTATCCGGGGGTGTGGCAGAGCCATGCCCCAAGAGATCTTTATCTTTTTCTTGTTCCTGATCCTGTTCCTGATCTTGGCTTCCTAGCCCCTTCGAAGCCCCTTCCAAAATTCGGCGTGGTTCTCGCTTGATATTCAAATGAAAATCATTTTTGTAGCGCTCGTAAAACGCTGAAAGAAAACGGTTTTCTGTGAGTGATGCATACTCACTTCTGACTCCAGCGCAACGGTTATCACCCGGCTTTAATGCTTTGCCTACCTGATAGGCGGCCATTTCATGCACCCAGACCATCTCTGTGTCCTCGTCATAGCTACAAAACCCCGCTTCTATGGACCTATTAAGCCCCTTCGAAGCCCCTTCCAAGCCCAATCCTGTTTCATGGGCGATGTAAAGAATTGGCAGGTAATACAACCCGAGCATGTTTGCGTGTGGCGAGGTCATCAGATAGAACGAGACCACCTGCGCTTCAGCGCCTTTTTTCCGCAGTTCCCGACCTGTTTTCCCCAGCCAGAATTGCGGTGCGACTGTTGCATAGTCACGCATAGATACCCCTGAACTTATGACGTTGGTTTATCGGTCTTTTCTGCGTGTTGAAAGACAATATCAACGCACTGAAAGACACATCTTTGACAGATGGATACGCCGGGGCCGGCGATGAGAACGCCTGCAACCTCAATGTTGCTCGCCCCGCAAAAGGAGCATTTATGGGTCGCCTGGACGTTTACCTCAATCTCTGTTCCTGACATACTTACCTCGCAATTACCTCTTCGTTTTTGCACCTGAAAGCCGTTGGTGTTGCTGCACCGCGGCTTTCGCCTTTAAAACAACCCAACCTGGTTATTCCTCTTACGGATTGATTTCTTTGCTTCTCGCTTTTCTGCAGCGCTGGTTTACTTCTCAGCCCACAACCTGGCGTGGCGCATAACATCATCAAAAATGCCTCCCTTACGACTGGCCTGTGACATGCGCTTGTACATATCGACAGCCTGAAATGCCCCCCCTGAGCCACTGCTTGGGTAAAGCCCTGCCGGATAAGCTCTTCGCGGACGTTTTTCTCAATGAATTCGATATGGTTCACATAAACCTCCAGCTACAACGTGCCGAGCATTGAGGTGACGATTGCCATTAGCGGCCCCGTTAGCTCTGGGTCAACCCGGAACATCTCGAATATTCCTTCGCTCAGTTCTTTCAGCTTTTGATGGCGTGGAGCTCCCATAGCAACAGCAACCTTCGCTTCGCTGGTCTCTTTCTCCAGTCGTGCCAGGCGGGACATGAAATTGTCTTCAGGCAACAGGCGGTGGCGGTATTCCAACGGGAGGACGGCCATGATGGCTGGCGTCAGAAGACGCACATTCGCGCGATACTTTTCCGAATCGACCTCGTTATCCAGGTAACGGAAAAGCTTCTGGCGGGCGCGGCTGATGTCCGCGGGAAATTCAATTTCTTCCCCGCCCTGCTGGCGCCACACATCGATGATGTACGCCGAAACAACATCCTGACCTTCAGCAGCTGCCCAGGCGCGAACGGCAGAACGAATGCCGTCGTGATCCGCCACTTTCGCCTGATTTCTCTTTATCAGAGCGCCGGGGTTGAATCCGGTATTTTGTTGAAAGGAAAGTGTTTGCATGGTCAGCCTTCCTGTTTCGGCAGGCCGTCGGTGGGATTTGGGTACGCCTCAGGATCAATTTCATGAGGTGTAACCTGCCAATTAAGAAACATACAAAGCGCGCGCACCCGTGATGTGGGGACTTTTCCTGAATTCATCCAGCGACTTACAGCCTGAGATGAAAGGCCCATTGCCTCACCAAGCGCGGTTTGTGTAGTGATTGATTTAACTTTTTTTTTAAGTTGCTCGTTCATGACTCCTCCTTTTGTTGAAAACAAGCATACACATTGAAACTATACGTTTCAATCAAATTACTCCAATTTATTTCAGTTACTTCTGAAACATGGGGTTGTAAAATGGAAAGTATGACTACCGAAACCAATCAAGTTTTTGCTTACAGGTTTAACCAAGCCATTACTGAGCATGGTTGGAACCTTTCCGATTTAGCCCGCCGCGTTGGTGTAACGCCGCAGGCGGTGCAGAAGTGGGCGAAAGGAAGTTCTATACCGCGGGGCAAGAAGCTGAAGTTGCTTGCTGAAGTAACGGGAAAGCCCGAGCATTGGTATTTCATGCAGCCTGATACAGATGATCCCGAGCTGATAGCTCAACTAGGCCTTCCAAAAAAACTCGATGTTACCGAAGAAGCGCTCCTAAGCATCTTTAACCAACTTCCCGAAGCAGAAAAACTACGTTTAATCCTTCACGCAAAGGGCGTTTTGAGAGACCTTCAAGCACTAAAAGACGATGTTGGTGATTTGATAAAAGACCTTAATCGCTAATTACCCGCCCCCTAGCGCTGACATAGTCGGCGTTTTTTTTCGCCCTCAATTACTAAATTTAGTTTCAATTATTTGACTATTGAAATTAATGGTTGTAAATTTAACTCATCGACAACAAACCGCATTGTTGTCAGGTGGTAAACGTTCCGCTGGCCGGCGACAAGGCAATGAGGGCTCAGATGAGTAAGGTAAAGGTGGCGCCTATTGAACTCGAAATAGACGCCACGGAAGTAATCAATAAGGTCGAGGAACTACTGGGGTTACTTGAGCTTCCAGCCCGTTCCCTTGAAGGAATCCCTGAGGATGTCGTCAACCTGCTTTTTGACAACATCCGTCCCTTGCTTAACGACATCGTCCTTAGTGATTTCTCGACCACAGTTGGCACAACTGACGCCAACAAAATTTGTCTCAAAGTCGAAATCATCGGGACGCTTGAGCATCTCGCTTCCGCAATCAGGGCAAGCAACTTTCATCGTTGTCAGTTTTGACATTTTTTATTTCCTTGCTGGCTGTGTGAGAACTACCAGCATACCACCGAGCCTGAAGTGGTTAAAAGACAGGCAAACATGAGGAGTTGGAATGAGCAAGCAAGGCATCAGAGCCCTGATCATTTCAGCAGTTATTGGGCTCTTCATCTGGATCGCGCTTTTCAGCGCACTGAAGGAGATATTTCTATGAATGATTTCGCACGCAAACCCGCTCGTCAGCAGGCTGTTCGTTTAAATCCGCTGTCAGCTTTCATCCGCCGGGTGTGCTACATGCTCGCGCAAAAAGGAGACCCTTCATGAGCACGATGTTTGCCCTGGTTCTCACCGTCAGCATGCTGACAGGCGGTAATCAGGATGTCCTGCTCGGCGTTTACGACACTGAGAATGACTGCAAAACAGCTGCAGAAGAGCAACACGTGAAAGCTGAATGTTATCCGCTGAAAGGTGTACTGGACGAGCATCCGGCCGGGTTCACGGTGCAAATGTAGGGGGAAGAATGCAGAAGAATTGCGGTTACTGCCGTAAAGCAATCGAGGGAAAACCAGTGGTAAGCACCCTGTTGTACCTCCAGGAGAACCAGATCGCACGGAAAGAAAAAGAGTATTGCTCTGAACGTTGCGCCTCTCACGACCAGATGGCTCACGAGGGCTAACGTAAACCCGCCGAAGCGGGCTGTACGTCCGGTGACACCGACCAAAGTTCCACCGGAAATTACGAAAAACCAATGAACACCCTGAATGGGCGCTATCAATGGCCCGAGGGATTCTACATCCAAAACTGAGGCTATCACATGGAATATTTTTATCTGATAAAAGCGACTCAAAAATCGGGTAAAGCCGATGCTGTAATCTGGCGTTCTGCAAAAACCGAATCCCGCGCGCTGCTGCAGTTGGACGTCGACCTGGAAGATGCTGAGATCGAAACAGGCCGCGGCAAAGACTATCAAAAGCCAATCCGTACCGATTTCCCGGTATTTAACGACCTGCCAGCTGAAGGTGTTCTCGATTACTCCTGGTGCGAACGCTACCAGCTCGCCGACGATGGTCGCACCTGGGCACTGAAACCAGGACAAGAACCTGCAGACGTTCATCACACCGATGATGCTGAAGTATCCTCTGAGCCTGTCACTGGCGAGTTGGTTGATGACAATAGTGCTGACGATGCTGGTGATGTCGATACCGTGGAATCGTTCGGCAATGCTGAATACGAAAACGATACAAACGCCCTGTTCAATATTGCTGAGCAGCCGTTCCGCATTAAGCTGCTGGCGCAGTACATGGCGAATGATAACCACGTCTATCAAATCAGTATTCCGCACCGTAAAGAGCTCGCAGTTCTGGAAATGGATACCGATAACTCCGCAGTGCAGGATCTTATTCTCGCCGCTGAGAACGTCCAGGGGTTAAAGGATGTCGACATGCCTACCCTGTGGAAATTTACCAGCGCCAACAAAGCTGTATTTCCTGAAGGTAAGCGCCACGAACTGGGCAAGCGTATCCAGTTTGCAAAACTGTGGTTTGAAACTCCGCACATTGACCGCGGCAAACTCGTTCGCGAATGGTCTGCCGGAAATTACATTTCTTCCGTTCAGAAAACGGACACCGGCACGAATGCTGGCGGCGGTAATAAAACCGATCGCAACCCTGACTACACCCATACCCTTGATACGCTTGATGTTGAGATTGCGCTGGCCACAATGCCGATGGATTTCGATATCTACAATTTCCCGGCATCCATTCATCGCCGTGCTAAAGAAATCGTCCAGAAAAAAGAAAGCCCGTTCAAAGAATGGTCTGCTGCGTTGCGTAAAACCGCAGGCATCCTGGATTATTCACGCGCTGCCATTTTTGCCCTCATTCGTGGCGCCACCAGCGATATTCATCATTTCCCGGTAAGTCTGCAGACCTATATCAACGCGAACCTGACAGGGCATAAGCATGAAACACCCTCTGCTGAAACGCTTGAGAAAGCCGGGCATGTGTCATCTGCCGCCGTCGCTGAACGGTCAGCCGTGGATAAGATTCTCGCAGCTGAGCGCGGTGAATATGTCGAAGGGGTAAGCGATCCAGATGCACCGAACTGGGTAACGGAAGACCTGACCAAACCCAAACAGCCTGAAGTTTCAAACATGGGCAATGGTGTTTTTTCGATTGATGGTCTGATGGATAGCCAGCCAGTCGAAGACGAAAATGATAATGCGGTATCAGCAAGCGAAGGCACTGATGCAACTGCTCCGCAAGCAGATCCCGTGAACATGCGCGACATTCTTGCTGAGCGCTGCCCTGACCTTACCGCGGCAGTATTGAAAGACCAGCAATCAGCAACTGCAGAAGAAGAGCATGAGCCAGAGCCGGAAGCAACAAAATGGCCTGAATTCTTCGAGCCCGGTCGATATGAAGGTGTTCCGAACGATGTTTACCACGCGGCGAACGGCACCAGTTCGACTCAGGTTAAAGATGCCCGTATATCTCTGATGTATTTCGAAAAGCGTCACGTCTCGAAAGTCATTGAAAAAACGCGATCTCCAGTTCTGGATATGGGCAATCTGGTGCATGCGCTGGCGCTGCAGCCTGAGCAGCTGGAAAAAGAATTCAGCATCGAGCCGGAAATCCCTGAAGGCGCTTTCACCACGACTGCGACGATCCGCGCGTTTATCGATGAGTACAACAATGGGCTTCCGGTACTGCTCAGCGCAGATGATATCAAGAGATTCCTGGAGGAATATAACGCCACCCTGCCTGCTCAGGTTGCGTTAGGGACATCAGTTGAAGAAACCGGGCAGAGCTATATGTCATTGCCTGCTGAGTTCCAGCGCATCGAAGACGGTCAGAAGCAAACCGCGACCGCAATGAAGGCTTGCATCAAAGAATATAACGCCACTCTGTCCGCCCAGGTGAAAACCAGCGGTAGCCGTGATGCCCTGTTAGAACAGCTGGCGATTATCAATCCTGACATGGTCGCTCAGGAGGCCCAGAAGGCGCAGCCGCTGAAAATATCAGGCAATAAAGCGGATCTGATTCAGGCCGTGAAATCGGTTAAACCGGATGCCGTGTTTGCCGACGAACTGCTGGATGCATGGCGCGAAAACCCGGAAGGAAAAATACTGGTTACCCGCCAGCAGATGAGCACTGCGCTGGATATTCAGAAAGCACTATTGAATCACCCCACCGCCGGCAAGCTGCTCCAGCATCCGAACCGCGCCGTTGAGGTGAGCTACTTCGGTATTGATGAGGAAACCGGGCTGGAAGTTCGCGTACGCCCTGACCTTGAGATAGACATGACCGGCCTGCGCATTGGTGCGGACCTGAAGACCATCAGCATGTGGAACATCAAGCAGGAAGGCCTGCGCGCGAAGTTGCACAGGGAAATCATTGAGCGCGATTACCACCTCAGCGCGGCTATGTACTGCGAAACCGCTGCTCTGGATCAGTTCTTCTGGATCTTCGTCAACAAAGACGAGAACTACCACTGGATCGCCATTATCGAGGCATCCGAAGAACTACTGGAGCTCGGCATGCTGGAATACCGCAAAGCAATGCGCGCCATCGCGAACGGTTTCGACACTGGCGAATGGCCGGCGCCGATCACTGAAGACTACGCCGAAGTACTTAACGATTTTGATGTGCGCCGTCTCGAAGCGCTGCGCGTACAGGCATAAGGGGGAACAGTCATGGAAAACACCAACATTGTTACAGCCGAACAGCAGGCACCAAACACCATTTCAGCAAGCAACGCGATCTTTAACGTTCAGGCTCTCGGTCAGTTAACTGCTTTCGCAAACCTTATGGCTGATTCACAAGTGACAGTGCCAGCTCACCTTGCAGGTAAGCCAGCCGATTGCATGGCCATCGTTATGCAGGCTATGCAATGGGGCATGAATCCCTATGCGGTCGCGCAAAAAACGCATCTGGTAAACGGCGTACTCGGATATGAAGCCCAGCTCGTCAACGCGGTAATCGCCAGCTCCAGTGCTATCAACGGTCGATTTCATTACCGCTACGGCGGAGACTGGGAGCGCTGCACAAGAACGCAGGAAATCACTAGGGAAAAACACGGTAAAAATGGGAAATACACAGTTACCGAACGGGTACGCGGCTGGACTGATGAAGACGAAATCGGGCTGTTTGTTCAGGTCGGCGCGATCCTTCGCGGTGAGTCAGAAATCACCTGGGGTGAGCCGCTTTATCTCTCGGGTGTTGTAACTCGCAATTCCCCTTTGTGGGTTTCTAACCCGAAGCAGCAGATCGCTTATCTGGGCGTGAAATACTGGGCTCGCCTGTACTGCCCTGAAGTGATTCTGGGTGTTTATAGCCCGGATGAAGTTGAGCAACGAACAGAACGAGAAATCAATCCGGCGCCGGTGCAAAGAATGTCTGTAGCTGAGATTGCCAGCGGCTCAGATATCACTACCAGCGAACAAGACACAACTATAAGCATTGATTCTCTTGCCGATGGACTACGCGACCGAATTGATACAGCTGACTCAGTGGATCAGGCCAAAGCCATTCGCGCAGACATCGAATCACAGAAAGCTCTGCTGGGTACTGCTCTTTATACCGAACTGAAAAATAAGGCGGTGAAGCGCTACTACCTTGTTGATGCGAAGAACAAGGTTGAGGCTGCCATAAATTCACTTCCTAACCCTGGGGATCCGGAAGCAGAAGCGTTATTCGCGAAGGCAGAAAGCACCCTGACCTCATCGCGCCGTCACCTCGGTGATGAACTGTATGACCAGTTCCGTATCACCCTGGACGACATGAAACCGGAATACTTGGGCTAAGGGAGGCGGGAGGGTTCGCCCTCCCGGTAACGATATGAGCAAATCACTTAACGCACGATGCATACGCCGCTGGAAAGTTGAATTCAAAGGGCGCTGCGATTCGAAAGTGAATCCGTACTGGCGCAAGCGTGATCTGCGCGGGTATATCCGCGAAGCTGCGCTTACCACCGCTTATAGCATGGTCGAGAGCATGGCTGAACGTAACGCCAAGGTTGACTATGACGGCACGACTGATGGCTGGTCCCCTGAGTTCTCGGCATGGTATGACGAACGCCGGGAACAGTACCTCAAAGAAGCGCGTGATTACCTGGACGAAGAAGCCACAAATGACGAGATCGATGAAGAAATCCAGAACGAGCTGGAGGCCTGGAATGACTGATATCGCCACATTCACTAATGAGCAATTAATCGCCGTGTGCCGTGCTGACGTGGCGGAAATATCGAAGTTTTTAAAAGAGGGTGAATTCAGCAATCCGTCCCGCGCGGCCCTGTATTTGCGTATTACTGAAATCGCATTGGCAGCGCTGCTGGGGGAGTTCTCATTTGCTCGCAATCAGGTTCGCCGCGAACACGCTGAATGGTCACATGCCACCTTCGGCAATGTTGGTCCGGCTGGCCCACTGAAACACCTCAGCATAGAAGCGCTTGAAGCTGCCGCGGAACCTAACGACCACAGCGAATGGGCTGATATGCAGTTCCTGATGTGGGATGCCCAGCGCAGAGCGGGAATCACTGACGAGCAGATTACCCGGGCGATGATCGATAAGCTCGCGGTAAATAAGGCGCGCCAGTGGCCCGAGCCAAAGGACGGGGAACCTCGGATGCATTTACGAAGCGAAGACGAATCACTCAACGCCAGGCGCCGCCGTAATCGTGAATCAAATGCGCGCGCTCGCGAACGTGAAACGCCCGCACAACGCAAAGCCAGACTGGCGAAAAACAGATTAAGAATGGCTCTTCGTCGTAAGGGAGGTGCCAAATGAGCCTGAAACACCGCCTGCCCGAGCTGGAAGCCAGCATCGACCCTGTGGCATTGCGCGCGGCCGCCGACGAATATTCGGATCTGCTTCTGACTTTGTGCTTGTGCATGAAGATGGCCGGCCCCACACGAGCGAACGTGCGCGCCTGCGCCACCGCGCTTAAAAAGCGCATGACAACCTGGCACAGCCAGAAAGAGCTCAACGCAATTCTGTCCAGTTGGGATCCCGTTGGCTATGTTCTCGGCCTCCGCCGTGAAGCGAACGACAACGCGCGAGCAGTTGGCGATCCGGTTGATGTATTTGTGTGAGGTGGATATGCGACTGATAAACCGAAGCAAGCAATCACCGCTAGGGCGCCAGGCTTGTGATGCCGCACTGGCAAAACACGTTGAGCTTTATGGCGATTATGGTCGGCAGAAAATGAAGCGGACTTATACCGTCGTGGTGCAGGGTTCAAAAATCACTGTTGAGGTGGTTAACCGACGCTGCAGTTATGTGGCGACGGCCATGAGCTGCGCCCGTAGGCTGCAGCATCTTCCTGGACAATGTAACTAAGGGGCTTTTATGAATAACACATCTCATTTTCAAGATGAAATATTGATAACCAGTGACATTCTGTCCAGATACAAAATTTCGCGCAGCACACTGTATTTCTGGAGCACACCATCCCGGATGCCATCGTACTTTTCTCAGCCGTTTCCGAAGCCAAAAATAAATGGCAGTCCTAAAAGATGGCGTTTGTCAGACCTTCTTGCTTGGGAAGACAACATGGGTATCAAACCAGAGGCTGGCCAATCAACTTCTCAAGATGACGTTGCCAAACAGCAAGCCAATGACGCTGATCATCCAAATAATCGTGGAGATTATACCGCGCCATGACTCCAGACATATGATGCCCTAGTAGCTTTTCCACAACATGTGGTGGCGCACCTAACTCAGAAAGGCGCGTCGCCACTGTTCTTCTCAAATCATGAAGCGACCAAGGTTTCATCCCTGTTTTTGCAATTATCTGCGCAGAGAACAGAGCCACGTTTGGTTGAAGTGGCGGCCTGTCATCTTCTGGCCCCCTGTATCGTGACAACGTCACAACATGATTTGAAACTGATGTTTCTTTTTCAGCTACCATCATCTGTATTACAGCCTCAGGAAGCGCCCTTCTCACCGACTTCCCAGTTTTATAGTCACTTGCCGGGATAGTCCATGTTTGTTCCTTGAAATCAAACCATTCCCATTTTGCTGTTCTGATCTCTGTACTTCGACAGCCAGTCATAATGAGAAACTTCATTATCAATTGCTGCCTATATTTCATCTCCGGCAGGGCATTCCAAACTGTAATGATTTCATCATCACTTAACCTGCGATCTTTTACAGCTGCTGTGAGCCCTACATCTGATCGTCTAAGGCTTTCAATAGGGTTCACGTTAATTACCCCACGGTTGGAACAGAAACGAAATGTGCGCTGCATCAAACCGAGCATTTGCCCTGTAACCACTCTTCGCCCCATACCGTCAAAAAGATTTAGCCAGTGAGCTTTAGTGGTCTGATCTACAATCATATTTCCGAGCACTGGGGCTATATGATTATTGAAGTCGCGGCGGTTAACTTTGATTTTTACCAGACCTTCAGGGATGCAGTAGTACTTCTCCCAGTAATCGAATGCTTCTTTGACTGTGAGCGCTTCTACTTTTTTCTGTTTCTCGAGTACTACTTGCCGTCTAGGATCAAGCCCTTCCGCTAGCCAAGCCCTGAACTGCTGCCTACGTTCTCGCGCATGAGCTAATGAGGTGGTTGGATAATCACCAATCGTTAGTTGAGCGGCTTTCCCGTTCCATCTGTAGCGGTAAAAGAATGTTATACTGCCGGATGTAGACAACCTGACATTCAGACCATGTGCGTCTGAAATGACCTCGATTTGGTCTCTTTTTTTGCCAAGAGCTTTTCTTAATTTTGTGTCTGTAAGCAATGTGTACACTCCGGAAGAAGATATACACATCAGTGTACACATTATGCGTAAATTGATAACCTTCAAATCTATGAAGAACACACAAAAATAAAGCGTTACATACTGGCAAGGCGTTGATAATAGCGGGATTATTAAAAAGACATAAAGCAT